AATTCACACTTACTTATCAAACCGCAGTAACGATAATCATTGCGTCTAGCTTGTGGAGGCACAGGCTAGATGATCAATTCATTTATCCATTTTCCGTACTAATGTGTATGATAGGAATGCTGATGTGCACAGCTTACCGATTAGGCGCGAAAAATCAAAGATAACCGATAACTGATCGAGCGTACCCGCTTCGATCCAGTGGCTTGTTAGTCACTAAACCATATTATGATGATAAAAATACTAATAACAACAAGGAACGCCATTGAGTGGCTAATATGCAAGCTGGATGATAAAGCTTTGATAAACGAGGAACTGAGAAGACTTTCGATAGATCCAGACTAACACGTCATTCATCTATCGTCGGACAATAAACCTGTGAATAGAGTCGCGATTTCACGCAAAATTTAACCAAACAAACAACAAATGAGTAATAATAAAGGCTCCGCGAAGAAATTACAAGCCGTGCTCAACACTTTTAAATAATTTAATGTAAATAGTTCTTGTCATAATATTATTATGTGGTAAAACAAGTGCATTTAGATCTACCAATCCCACTAAAGATATACTGCATTCTAGACCCATTCCATCCAGATTTATATCAGTCACAAGAACTCAGAAGTGGTGATATATTTAATAGTGATGTTGAATTATGCTTTTAGTGGTGTAGACAACACGGTGCTGATAATAAGTGGTACGAAATTAATTGACACCACGGAATTTTAACACTATCATACATATATGCTACAGATAGACAAATATTTAGGTATAGTTGGCGACCTCCACCTAGGTCAACATTCGGAAGATCAATGGTACGACACCTATGATGATCTTCTCGAATGGATCGAAGCCAGTTTCCTAGGCAAGGTTAACACCATCATGTTCCTAGGCGACATCTTCGACGGTAAAACCAAAGGATGGGATCGTAAAGCTGATAAGAATATCAAAGGAATTGACTTCCGTATGCTTACATACGTATCAGAGTTCTTTGAGCGACTAGCCAAGAATTTCCATGTTGTGGCGTATGCAGGTAACCACTGTTGTTACTACAAGAATCGATGCGATGTATCTGGTTTATCTATGCTCAAGGGTAAGGATAATATTACCATCGTAGAGAAACCAACCAGCTTCAGTGTTGGTACTAAAGATTACCGTATCGTCCCATGGGGTTATACAATCGATGAGGACACCACTGATGGGGATTTCGTTGATGGTATTTTTGGTCACTTCGATATTCAATCGTTCAAGATGAATAACTTCAAAGAGTCCGACCACGGCTACAGTACTAAAGAGCTGTTTAAGCACTGTGACACTGTCTGGACGGGTCACTACCACATGAGACAAGACCGTTCATACCAAAAGGGTGAGAAGCGCGTATTCTATGCAGGTAGCCCACTACAGTTAAGTTGGTCGGAGTCTGGCAAAGATAGCTACATCCACATTCTGGATCTTGAGAAGAACGATATCCACGAAGAGTTTGAGAATACCATTTCTCCTAAGTTTAAGAAAGTGGCAGCATCCAAGCTGTTGAAGGTTCCCGACGAATATAAGAAGGATGTACTCACCGTGGTGTGGGACATCGATAACAGTGAGGAGAACCAGATTAAGGTTAGTAACACACTTGCGGTTCAAGAGGTATTGTCATTCAAAAACGATTATTCTAATGTATCTAACACATCAGACACCAACACCGTTGAGATTAAAGATCTGAATGATTCGGTAGATGATGAAGAAATCATTGACAAATATACCGATCTGATAGAGAACGTAGATGACAGCACAAAGGATGCTATCAATGATAAAGCAAAAGAATTTTTAAACAGAGTTAAATAATATATGGACACATCTACCCCAATGCTCATAAACGATTTGTGTACACTCCGAGGGGACAAAACCATACCCCCTCGGACGAGTATAAAAATCGGACACGCAATCGCTCGCCTTGCGGAACTGGACACCGAGAACCGAGAACTTAAATCCAAGTTAGGTTTAATCCACGCCGAGATCCTTAGACAGATGGATAGCACACATAAATATTAAGTTAAATATGAAAATAATCGAAGGAAGTATAACTGATAAAAAACTACTTGGACAGAACGGTATCGACACAATCGCTCACGGTTGTAACATCCATTCAACAATGGGTGCGGGTGTAGCACTTTCTATCAAACACACCTTCCCAGTGGCTTATCAAGCAGATATTGATTTTCCTATTGAAGAATCTAAAAGACTGGGTAAGTACTCTGTAGGTGTTCATAAAGTTTGGGGTGATTATAATATAGAACCAATCAAGATTGTAAACCTATATCAACAAACACTAGGTGGTAAAACACCACTTCAAATTGATAAACTAGAAATGGCACTGACTTCGTTCGTGTCGCAAAATGTTTTCAATAAAATAGCTTTACCTTGGCAGATCGGTTGTGGTCTCGCAGGTGGGGATTTTTCAGTGGTGAAACCGATGATAGAAAAAATACTAGAACCATACGATGCAGTATGGATTAAATTTAATGGCTAAACGAAAACTAAAATTCAATAAAAGGACTGAACAGGGTAAGTTCACCAGTAAACCACAACCTCCTAAGCCTAAAACCATGTTGATGTATCCCTCTGGGATTGCTGATGGTTGTACGGCGTGGCGGTTTGATTGGGTCAAGACTGCTATGAACTACTCAAAGCAAGCACAGGTTCAGATGACCAACGTGTCACAGGCTCTGTTTACTGATTCACCAAAGGGTGGTAAGATCATTAGTCAAATTTATCTACAGACTGATGCTGTGGTGTTACAGAGACCTGTACACCCACAGATGACTAAGAAGGTTGAGCACTATAACATTGTTCAGCGTAAAATTAAAGAGAACGGTAGAGATCCGTTCAGACTTATCATCGATGTTGATGATGTCATTCATGGTGATCATATCGCAAAGTTCAATGCCGCTCGTGATGGGTATGCAGACAATAAGAGATTTGAGACATTTTCCGAAATTGTCAAACGTAGTGATGAACTACATGTTTGCTCTAAAGCTATGGCTGAATTTTATAAGGAGGAAACAGGATTTGAGAGGGTATTATACCGCCCAAACCTAATGCCCAAATACCTGTTTGATGTATTCTATAATAAGGACATACTACAGGAACGCTACGAACGCCACAAGTCCAAACCACGGGTTATATGGGCAGGGTCTGCCACACATGTTGACATCAGAAACAAGGATAATGGTAATGATGACTTTACCAAGATTGAGAAGTTTGTAAAATCTACACTAGACAAGTACCAATGGGTGTTCGTAGGTGCTGCCCCAAACTGGCTCAAATCTGAGGTGGATTCTGGCAAGGTAGAATTTTACCCATGGATGTCTATAATGGACTACCCTAAGAAGATCTGGGATTTGGAACCTACCATCATTTTCGCACCACTTGCTGACAACACATTTAATATTTGTAAGTCGAATATTAAATTGACTGAAGTTGGTGCTATGGGTATTGCAGGGGTATTCCAAGATCTTGAACCCTATAAAGAAGCACCGCTCAAGTTTAATACTGGTGATGAATTAGGTGATCAATTCGATTATCTATTGCAAAGCTGGGAAAACTATGCTAAGGTCTCTGACGAGATGAGGTCTATAAGTCAAAATTATTTCCTAGAGGATAATTTCGATCTGTTGAAAGCATCATACTTTACACATTGGGGTTCTAAGGAGAGAGCTGCCATGTCCAATAAATTAATCGAAATACAATAATGTTTGAAGCAAAGGAAAACGCAACCCATGCGATGGGTGTATCGGACACACCACCACTACTACCCGAAGGGTGGTTTTGGGAGGATGTCACTTATAAATGCGACCCGTTCAAAGTACACCTACCATCTGGTGTGATCGAAAAGGGGTTGTGTCTGGTATGTACCAAGACACCACAAACAGAATTCAAATTTCTATAACACATGTGGAGATATTGTCATTATGACACCCGAAAGTCTGTCATAAAGGAATACACTTGGAATGGCGAAGGCGAGAGAGTCACTCTTTCAACACCATTCAAGCCATTCCTTATGTTAGAATGCGAAGGTGATCAAAAAACGCCATTCCAGTCCATCTACGGTACGTCATTGTATCGTAAAGATTTCACGAACAGTTATGCTCGGTGGAAGTTTGTTGATGACTACGAAGGTAGACTATTTTTCAACCTATCACCAGAGCAGCAATACCTCATTGGTAAATATCGCAAGGTTGATCGGGCTAAATTCACAGAGAATCCTATCAGAACATTCTTTCTGGATATCGAGGCACCTTCCAAGAAGGAATTCCCGAAGCCAGAGGATGCGAACTATGAGATAGATCTTCTAACAATTTTTGATACACTTGATGGTAAATATCACATGTGGGGTAAGCGACCTTATGAAGCTACTAAGCTTGATGAGATCATGGACAAGCTTATTGACGGTGATGAGAATTCAAGTTTCCACCGTGTAACCAAAGATGACATTGTTTATAATGAGATCTTTGATGAAGTCGAGCGCATGGAGCACTTCCTAACATTCTGGGAGGCTAACACTCCAGACATTTACACAGGGTGGAACATTGATGGCTTTGATACACCATACATCATCAACAGAATTCGTAAGATCATCGATCCAAAGGCACACTTGCGCCTAAGCCCAGTGGGTGAGGTTAAAATCAAGGATGCATTCGACGATTTCGGCAACCCACGTATTGAGTATAAAATCGTAGGTGTAAACTGTATGGATTACATGCAAGTGTTCAAAGTGTTCACGCTCAATGCTGAGAAACCATCTTGGAAGCTCGATGACATAGCCACAGGCGAGCTTGGGTGTGGTAAGGTGGAATACGAACAAGGAAACCTAGCCGACCTCTCTGAGCAGGACTGGGAGACTTACAGCGCATATAACATTGTTGACGTAGCTCTACTTGTATCACTCGATAAGAAGCGAGATTTCCTCAACATTGGAAGACGTTCAGCATACGAAGGATTTTCCAACATCACCGACTGTCTTGGTAAAATTGTAACCATCACTGGTTCCATCGCCAAATCAGCCCTTGATAAGGGTAAAGTGTTAGAGACTAAGAAGCGTTCGGAGCCTATCAGTTTCGAAGGTGGTTATGTTACCGAACCCGAAAAGGCAATCAAGACCAACATAGCAACATACGATATCACATCACTATATCCAACAATCATGATGGCTCTGGGTACGTCCCTAGAGACCAAGATTGGTAAGATTATACAGCACGATGGAGACTATATAATGTTCGAACTACATAACAAGATGCACCGAAAGCATAAGGACAACTTTACCGATTTTCTTAAGGAGAACCAGTATTGTATATCTGCTGCTGATATTATTTTCGACCAGAAGATTGACGGCGTGGTTAATGACTTTGTTAGAGTACAGTTCAACAACAAATCAAACTATAAGATTCTTGAGAAGCAAGCGATTGCCGATGGTGATGAAGAGAAGGCTAAAGAGTATCATAACCTAGGGCAGATCACTAAGATCTTCTTGAACTCATGTTATGGTGTTATATCAGCCACCACCAGCTCACTGTTCGATCTAGACTTGGCAAGATCCATTACACTAACTGGTCAGAAGGTTATTAAACTAGCAGCATCTCTAGCAAATGAGTTCTCAGTTAAAACATTCGGTTGTAAAGAAGACATTGTTATTGGCGGTGATACAGACTCAATCTTCTGTGACTTTACAGAAATCATCAACATCAAAGGCAAGAGTATGTTTACCGACGAGGGTATTAGTGAGTTTGGAAACACTCTTTGTAAGGTATTTGAAATCGTTTTGAACGATGGTGTTAACGATATGGCTCGTAATGAACTATGTTGTAAAAGCCCTACGTTTAACTTCGAGCGCGAGAAGGCGGCAGAGACTGCGTTATTCTTTGGTAAGAAGCAATATGCCTACTATGTAAAAAACAACGAAGGTCGTGATTTACCAGAGTCTAAGCGAATGAAGTATACGGGTCTTAAGGTTATTAAGAGCGAGTATTCACCACTACTGAAGAGATTCATGAATGAGGTGTATAGAGAGACTTTATCAAAGTTCCTCACCCTAGGTTCTGCCGAATGTCGTAAGCACATTAACGAGTTGGTCAAAAGTCATAAGGTTGAATTCTACAACGCTACATTCTTCGATGTGTCTAAACGTTCACGAGCTAACAACTTCCTCAAATGGGAGCCAATGTTCGAGAGCCGTTACCAACACGGTCTCAAATGCCCTGTACAGGTCAAATCAAGTGTAGTCTATAACAGACTGGTAGAGGATTTGAATCTACGTGGCAAGTGTGTACCAATTTCGAGCGGTGAGAAAATCATGTGGGCATATACAAAACCCAACCAGTATGGTATACTAGCGTGTGCAGGTACTGATGGTAGAATACCCGAAGAATTTGGTATCGAAGTTGATTACGACATACAATGGGAGAAGTTATATCTCAGAGTTATATACCAACTATTCGAAACCATTGGTTGGGTGTTCCCTAACCTATACCACTCAGAGATGGTAGATCTCGATGACTTATTCTCATGATTAATATATTTATAGACATGGATGGTACCATCTGTGATTACAAAGGCGCATATGAAGCAGAGGTGTCTGAGTCAAACCCCTACCCTCAAAGTAGGGTGGGGTTCTTCACAGATCTCAATATATTCGATGGTGCTAAACAGGCTATATTGGAGTTGGATAGTAATTCGGATTATAAGGTATGGTTTTTAACTAGACCTAGTTATATGAATTTACATTGTTACTCTGAGAAGGCTCAGTGGGTTAAAACCCATTTCGGCCAAGATTGGGTATCCCGACTTATTTTATGTCCCGAAAAGTCATTAGTTGGTAAGAGTGAACGTGATATTCTTATTGATGACAATGGTGATGACGGACAGCCCGAGTTTATTGGTACATGGACACGATACACGGGACAGGATTGGTATAATTATACCGAGTGGGTATTATGTAAGTGTTATTGTGACGATGGTGTGTATACCGACATTGAGGGCTATGAACAGCTATGCTCAAGATGTCGGGGTGGTGGTAAGTGTAATAATATTTAATTCATTTTACCTATTGACCCCACCAAAACGGTGGGTAAGTAATAGTATGGATGTTAAAATATTTCAAAGCCAGAACTTGGGCTTCATTGTAGCTGAACTGGACGAGTCAGCAGTTAGCGAAGATTCATTCTTCGTAATCAACCCACGCATCGTACAGATGTATGTAATCCCAGCCGCGCAAAACGGTGGGGAGAGTCAACTTTCACTTCAACTTATGCCAGTGGTATACCGTGAAGTGCTTTCTGGTACCCTGTATAAGACCGAACTTCAAAAGAATCAATACACTGATGTTACCGACCAGTTTGCCGAAGATATCGTAGATATGTACATTCGTACAGAAGGACGTGTTAAGGACGAAGTACCAGAGGGTGACGAACTTGACCAAATTGATCTTTTCCAGTAATAGTAATGGCTGCTAAGAAGAAAAACAAACTTGCCCTTCTAAAGGCCAAGTTGGCCGCTAGTGATACACTCAAACACACCGCTTTTGTTGATCAGTCAACATTCTTCGTGGATGAGTTTTATGACACCGCAATCCCAGCACTAAACATCGCACTGTCTGCTAGACTTGACGGGGGATTTTCGAGAGGTTCTACACTCATTGCTGGTGACTCACAAACTTTCAAGACTATGTTCATGCTTACCATGGCAAAGTCTTATATGGATTCCAACCCAGATGCAATCTTCGTATTCTACGATGTTGAGTTTGGTACTAACAGTGATAGTTTCCAATCGGTGGGTATCGATACAAGCCGTGTTATGCACAAACCACTAACAAACGTTGACCAACTCACTCACGACATCTCGGTTCTCCTTGATGATCTAGATGAATCGGACGAAGTTTTTATAGGTATCGACTCCCTTGGTGCAATTGCATCTAAAAAGGAGCAGGATGATGCTCTGGCAGGTAGTGATAAGGCTGACATGACGCGAGCTAAGAAGATTACATCTTTCTGGCGTATTGTCAATCCTTACCTAAATATTCTTAAAATCCCAATGGTGGCTGTAGGTCAGACATACGAGACACAGGAGTTCATCTCCAAGACAGTGATCAAAGGTGGTAAGGGTAATGAATACTTCCCTAACAACACTTGGCTCATCACTAAAGCTCAAGTCAAGTCCAAGGACAAGAAGACGTTCCTAGGCTCATTATTCAACGTGAATGTTTACAAGGGTCGTTTGACTCGTGCTAAATCCAAATTCCCTATCCGAGTAACTTTCGAAGAGGGTATCGATAAATTCTCTGCACTTATGGACATCGGACTAGATCTAGGTTTCATTAAGAAGGGTAAGATCAGTCGATCCCATTCTTACTACCCAGTAGACAACCCAAGTCTTGAGTGTCTACTAGAGCAATCATCCTGCATTGAATTCTGGGGTGATCTACTAAAGAACCAAGATTTTAAGGATGCAATTTATAACCGTTACTCACTAGGTTCCTTAGAGAAGGTACAGTCAACTGGGGAGGTTATTGAAGATGGTTATGATGTCAATGTAGACGCTGAAACCGAAGATGTTTCGGTGGAAGACTTCATGGCAACAGAATAGATTTACACCTTAATGCATTGACAATACCTGTCAATGTGGTAAGCTCTGCTTGTGGAGAAGAAACTAGACCTAAACTACCTCGAAGACGTTATAACATTCTCATGTTTGCGTGGTAATGATCGTGAGATCATATGCCCAACTGTCATCGAGCACGTAAACGAACATACATTTCTGAGAGAGAGCAACAAGATGGTGATGGATATCGCCAGAGATTTCTATATAGAACATAGTAAGATACCTACGGTATCCGAAATGAAAATTTTTGTAGAGGACACACCTACAGCTATCGAACATTTTAAGGAGTTCCTTAGAATGTGTAAGTCGTTCGCGACAAATCTTGACATCGAGAGAATGCTGCTTCTTCGTTATATCGAAGAGTTCCTTAAACAACGTCTTATGACAGGTGTCCTAGCCGATGCATTTATAGCACAGACGGCTGATAAAGAGTTGGATATGTCAGAGATGCAGAAACGCATTGATGAAGCCATGGGTATTTACCTAATGGATGATATTGGTCTACGGCTTTTTGACGACCATGAAGAGTATATGGAGAAACTCCTTAATGAGGAGACTCGTATTTCTACAGGTTGGAAATGGCTTGATGAACAACTTGGGGGTGGTTTACTAGCATCTGGTTCTGTGATGTACCAGTTCTGTGCAGCCTCCAACATTGGTAAGTCTAACTTCATCAAGTCCATGGCTAGTAATATGTCTAAACAGGGCAAGAACGTACTCGTAGTATCCCTAGAAATGCCTCGATTTATATACGCTAATAGATTCGTTGCTGAGATGGCTGACGTTCCTATTGGACAACTGAAGGAACATGCTGATGATATTGGGGACTTCCTCCGTGGTGCCAAATCTAAAGGGTATGGTGATATACTTATTAAGGACTTTGCTACTGGTTCTATAACACCACAGGGGTTGCTTTCATTTATTAAGAGAGCACAAAATACTTTAGATATAAAATTTGATGCTGTATTTATAGATTACCCAGAACTACTTAAACCTAGTAAGCAATATTCTGGGAGACATGATTTGACTATCGCCCAGCAATATATTGAAACACGGGCTATTTCATTCATGATAGAGGCACCTATTGTATCGGTAGCTCAGTTGAACCGCGATGCGTATGGTAAAGATGTACCAACAATGTCAAACATCGGTGGTGCTATTGGTATTATACAATGTTCTGATTTTGGGGGGTTTCTTTATGCAACCGACGAGATGAAGTCTACTAACCAGATTGGTCTAACCATTGCTAAGAGTCGATTTGGTCCTGTAAATAAGATTCATATGTACCAAGTTTGTGATAGGACACTTACGATAACCGAATCATCAACCGACTTTACTATATCACCAGACCAAATAGAACCAGAGACTAGTTATCTAATATCTGAAGATGAAAAGGTCGGATTTGAAGACATGTTTGATGTGGATGCCGATGTGGATGAAACAGAAACCAGTGGTATTGATGTAGATAAGATTCTTGACGATGATTAAATATATTCTTGACATTAGTGTATAAGTGTATAAGTATTTTGATGGGTATATTTGATCAACATGATAAGGAGAGAAATTCATTAGAGAAAATTTGTGATGAGGAGAATAACCACAATTTACTGGCGATAGTATCGATGGTATCTATGATTAATAAGAAATTCTATAGCCCCGTGGTATTCTTAATAGAATACATTAGTAATAAAAATTTACAGAAAATGGTTGAACAAGTCACAGGTTATGCTTATTATGGGTTTATCGTTATGTACCTAAAGAACTTTCCTAATGTGGCAAAGTCTAGGAAGTTGAAAAGAATAATTGAGGATGCTAAATAATAAAAACAATATAGAGGATGAAACCCCTAACATAGTTAAGGTGGTGTATAATGACCACCTAGCGTTCACAAGAGGTTTTCATAGAAAACCTTTCAGAATTAAGAAGAACTTCAAAGGGTTCACAGAGGATTCACGATATAGGCACTACATGCAATTGGCACTGTGGTTCGATAAACACCCAGAGATCAATCGTAAGATGTACTTTGAGGCTACTCTATACTTCAACCGTGGTGTGGGTATTATACCTATTAGTACTTATTGTCACCCTAAGAGCTTGACTTATTATACAAAATATATTAAAGTCATTAACTGCTTAGATTTGGACGATCCGAAATCACTAGAAAGGTGTATCAGTGGATTCAAATTTATAAGGAATTTCTGTCGTGAAAACGACATTAAAGTGGCTGAATATGCCAATTACCTCGTAAGAGGTAATGCCACATATTCATCCATTATGCACGTCAAACGGGGCGATGTATGCATTTACAGTTTATTTGCATTTCATGGCTTTAGAGACGTACTAAAATCCCTATATAAAGATAGGGATGTTTGGGACTTTTACATAGGTGACACCACACCTCTGTTTTTAACACAGAGGTGGTTGAACTCGGTAAAATACCAGACACTCGCAACAAAAGCAAGAACACAAATACAATTAACAAAATAATTATATGTCAGACGAAACACTAGACCTATTCGCATTAGCGGATACACAAACAGAGCAGTTAGAGGTAAATAATGCACAAACATCCACGACTAAACGTGATCCACGCATTCTTAATCTTACAGTTAAAACTAACGAAGAGCGTACAATTTATTTCCGTATGTTCCCAGATTTTACTGACCGTGAGAAACCTTCTTATTACCTTCCATACAAGATCTACTCGTTCAAATCTCCGATTACGAACAAGCGACAGTATGCAGGAGTTTCACCATCCGTTCATGGTGGGGAAGATTACTGGAGAAAGCGTCAAGGGGAACTCTTCGAGTCTGGTAACAAGGACGTAGCTAAACTCATGTACCCCACCGATAAGCGTTATGTCAACGTGTATGTCATTAAAGATACACTCCATCCCGAAAATGATGGTGAGTTCAAAGTGATGAACTACGGTGCAAAGCCCGTAGATCCCAACAGAGCACGTTCGGGTTCACCTATGATGAAATGTCTTACAAATGTTCTGGAAGATGAGGATAACGACATTACTCGTCGAAATCTTTATTCTCTAGGGAAAGATGGTGTTACACTTAAGATGACCATGAAAGGACCAAACTCGGATGCGGGGTTTGTGGATATTGAGGTACATGCATTTGATATTGGTAAAAAGGTACAAGGCTTTGAAGCCCTACCAGCCAAACAACAAATGACTGCTTATACTGAAATAGCCGCTAACCTTTTCGATCTACTGGATGAGGTGAAAACGGAAGAAGTACTTGAGGGTATTATTCAAAAGTATCTACTTGGTTCTAACGGTGCCACTAATGAAACCTCTGCACCTCAACAAGCTGCCACAAATTATTTCAATGCTGATGAGGGAGGGGATGTCGATGACGACATCCCAGATCTACCATCAACTGGGAAAATCGATGCAGCCGCTGATGCCAAAACAGGTACACCTACTACTGGTAATGAGGATCTCGACGATCTTCTAAAAAGTATGTAGATCTAAAAGGTTTTTTTAAAACGCACGGTTGACACCGTGCGTTTTTTTTGTAATTACCCATATGACTGATGAACAAAAGGAGTTACAGAATATAGCTCAACAATCTATGACACCTACCCCACAGGAAACACCACCTGTCGATATGGAGGCTTTTAATCTATTGGCGGGTGCTACCAATATGGAGACTCAAAATATTAACCAGTCACACTCCGAGGGTAATAGGGAATCTATGATCACACCTATACAGAGTTCTAATGGAATTGGTGGTTATAACCCCCAGAACCCTCTAGAAGATCCAGCAGTTATGGAAGCAGTTATGAGACAGGAGATGGATAAGGCACAGAGAGAGGTCGGTTCTAATATCCAACCTAATATCCAACCTAATATTCAACAAGGGTTCAATAACCAACCAATGTATCAACAGCCACCTATGATGCCACAACAGCCTGTATATCAACAACAACAGCCACAACCACCTGTACAATATGGTGAAGGGGTGGTATTTCCACCAAATTTACAGAACATTATACTTTCGAAGATTGTTGCAATTGAAAAAACCTATGCTAAGATTGTAGAACAACAGAAAGATATTCTGAAACAATTGAAAAGTAATGGAAGTTAAAAAGACATTCACCGTAAATAAAGAAGAGTTCCAGAAGAACTTTCTAGAGCCGATAAATAAATTCAAAGCAGGTTCAGAGTTCCTACCGCTATATTATCTTGATGGTAAGATAGTGGTATTTTGTGCCCATAGAGCTAAGGAGAGTAAAGCAACAATAGGTCTATATATAGAGTTTGAACCAGAGTCCTGCAACCTTGAAGAGGGTGATGTTTTTTATGTGAGAGACCCCGCCAAAATTCAGAAGACTATGGCTCTATTGGATGGTGACCGATTAGTCATCCGAGTGACAAAGAGTCAGATCATTGCAGATGGGGATACAAGATCTACTAAATATCGTTTATATGATTCAATACTAGCATCCAAAGATAAATCATTCTGGAAACCTACCAGATTCGCCACAATCCGTAGTATAATGGGTGATGGTGTAAAGCTGGATAAGAGTACTATTGAGACTATTCAGAAGGCTAGTGCGTCCATTACTGACGATTTAGCACACATTGAGTATGATGAAGACACCGACGAGAATTACATCATCATTGGTGATCAAGATCGTGATTGCTTCAAACTCCAAATCCCTCATTATGAAGGATTCTCTAAATTCTCTAAATTCTCTAAATTCCTTTTTAATGTCATCGGGCGTAATGATGTAAACTTTTCAGAGACAACCAACCACAAGATGATGACATTAACAGATAAATCTGAACTCACCACAAAATACTGCTTCGTAGCAAAGTTTGATTAATGGCTAAAATTACAACCAACATAACAAAGGCTTCATATATGCTTAAGAGGCTTAGAGATTGTGGATATAAGGCTGATAAGATTATCGGTGCTACAGACCCCGTGTCCCTAGATAAGGATCTGGGTAGGTTTATACATAAATTATTCCCAGACGGTAAGAACTTTGGAAATGTTGAAATTTGTGAGACCTTTAAGACGTTCAAAACCGAGTTTATAAGGTTCACAAACACCTGTCCTAACTACACAGATAGAGATTCCAGAGTGTGGACTATTCTCATAGACGGAGGTCGTGACAACGTGTTCTTGACGTTCTATAGGAATTATAAGGATGTTGAGGAAGAGTTCGAGCAAATGGGTAATGACTACTTTGAAATATATGACGGAGGTCAATATGTTAAACCGCTACGCAAACGGTTGAGTACTCAGAGTATGGAGGTTATCATACAAGAGCTTAATGATATGGGCATAACTAAGAAGTTTAGTGATAAATAATATGGGTCAAAAAAATGAACCAGATGGTGGTATTGAGAAAAATATATTGGATAGCCTAAATCTGAATGATGAACAACGTGAGGGTGCAACTAAGTTTATGGTTGCAATGAGTGGTTTATGGGATATCGATAAAATCGAAGTAACTGATGAAGACGACCATATACCAACCAATACAACCAAACCTTTGGACGAACCCCAGATGAATTCTTTAATGAATGTAATGGATGAATTCCTTAACTCTTATATATTGGTGGGCTATGACTTGGGTGGTAATAGGGTAAATAGTTTTTCGTTCCCGTCTGAGATGTCAGCCGATGCAGGGCTGACAAATTTAATAGCATCTGTGAAAACATGTGAGTCTATGGTAAGAGAGGGCATTTTATCTAATAAAGGAAACGATTATGAGTGATACCGATAAAAAAATATTCGCAATAAAGGAGACAGAGTTAAAAGACATTCTACAAATTCTATCGGGTCTCCCTTATAAAGATGTACATTTACCGATGCTCATCCTAGAGCAACTACCTGTTATATCAGAGGGGTGTAATTTAACACCACATGGTGAATCTATGGAATTAATTATGGAATCGCCCTAATTAATAGGGATGTCTACAGAACTACCAGATTGCGACGAACCCGAAAACAATATAACAGATAATACATATGGTGAAACACCAGATGTGAGTGGTCTTAATAGACTAGTAGATGACAATTTCTTAACAATTCTTAACCTCCCTAAATGTTTGGGTGGTTATGTTAAGGAAGTGTGCGGTGTAGCGGAAGAGGTTTCATTAAAGAATTTACAACTATCGGTAATGAACTTTACTATACCTCCTATTAATATACCCACTCACAACACCAAATTTTTATCAGCTACTCGTAAAGAGAGTAGCAAGAGCCTGTCAGAGTATGAAGATATAACTATAAACTTCAAACTTGATGATCAGCTCATCAATTATAACACATTGTATAAGTGGTTGAATATGTTGGTTGATACTAAGACTGGTACTATGTCTAGTAAGACTAAAATTGATTATGAGACTACTTATGATGTAGTAATACTTGACGAATATAGAAAACCCGCAGGTCTATATAAGTTCCATGGTGTTATACCAGTAGGTATCGGATCTATACCACTAGATTATAAATCCACAGGAGAATCCATATTTTTAGACTTTACTTTCGCTTTTGACTTCCTTTCTTTCGAACTAGCCCCTAAATAAACTTATATGAACGATACAGAAATTAAGAAAGAAATCAGAAACTTCCTAAACCTTTCGACACAGGATGATCACGAGGCAACTGATAAGAGCCTTGAGGTTATAATTAAAGCAAAGATTGATAATCGTTACAACGATGCATATGCTGATGTTGTGTCAGAGACTGAATAGTCTTAAAATAATACACCCTCTATAGTTTCCACAATTTCCATATAGTTGTCCTCGTTGGCTTCTATAGGTAATTCGCGTAGAGTTATATCCATAGCAAATGGATTTACGTTAATAGCCCTTATTATAAGCCTTAACATATCCATCTCCTCGATCTCGGTTAAACCTTCGATATCACCACCAAACTCTTCTAGTGTTTCATCAGATTCTTTAAAGATTCTCTCGGGGTGGTCTGATAACACGTTCCTAACAGTTATTAATTTTTCCACCGCACTTAAATTATGAAATCTAGGCATCTTGATATATGCCCTAAACTCGTCACTAGGTTTGAACCTTAATGAGTTTAGTAATACATTGGTCAAGTCTATAAGTTTGCTATCATCAGTGTCTACACCCTCCTCACCACTAAGAGCCGTATCTTGATCGGGTGTTAATAAATCGACACCCTCATCACCTATAGGTGTTTCATCACCCGACAACCCATCTTCGGCTTCTAGTATAACTACGTTATCATATATTTCGGTGTAATATTCTTTAAATGTCATTATAGTAAATTACTGAGTTCATCGCTACCGTCAACCCCTTTGAGGAAATTTTTGAAATTTTGGTCTATATCATTTCGGAGTTTGATTGTTAAATCGCCCCTATTATCACGGCTTTTAAGGGTGTTATAAACCTCTTTGATATTAAGTAGGTATGTATCATGGGTATCAACACCACGATTGTTAAGATCTGATATAACTGCCTCTACAGCCGCTATACGAGCTTCATATGGGGCATTATGTGTGCTATACCCTACTACATCAGCAAGGTCTGCCCTAGATATCTTCTCGGTTGTAAGCTCTTCTCCGAAATACTCCCTAGAGAAAAGACCACAAGTTGTCCTAAAATCGTTCATATTAGTAATTATACTATTGACACCATAATTTTGTAAAATAAATATTAATATGTCTGAAGATACATATACGAACCTAGAGGTTTCTACCCTAGAACAATGCCATTCAAATGAGTTAAAAACCACCGTGGGTGATTCGGTTGCTGATGATATCAATTACCAAATACCTACAGACGACTTCGATATTGTTGAAGTGTTTGATGATATACTCTTGGGTGAATTCCATATTGAAGGATTGAATGACGAAGGGGAACGAATTTCTGAAGGGGGTATTCATCTCACAGATGATGCAAATGACGACGATAGCAACGCCCTTTATAGAGTATTAAAAGTTCAGATGGTTGGCGATAATGTAAAATTTACAAAGGTTGGTCAATATGTTGTTGTATCAAAGACTGCTGGTATGAAAGTTATAGATTTCAATGGTAGAGAGTGTGCAATGGTGAGGGAACCCAACGTGTTTATGCGTGTTGAGCCAAAAAAATAGTAGTAGATACTTGATATACCAAATATGGTATGATATAATATTAATATATACATAAAATAGCACATGATTATAGGAGTTACAGGAGCAACAAAGGTTGGTAAATCAACATTTATCACAGACTTTAAAAATAAATTCGGTAAATATATTTCACCGAAAGGTTCTTATAGGGATATTCCCGATCTGGATCTATATGAGAATGGAACTGAAGAGTCTCAACGACTTATAAGGGATTTCATGTTTAGACAAATTAAACAAATATGGAGTAAGAGGGACACAGTTAAACATGTTATCATGGACAGAACTCTATTAGATAACTTAGCATATACCCTTGTCCTATATGCCAAAGGTGTGATATCCGATGAGTTTTTAGTTGAGAGTTTTGGGATCACTAAGAAATCCATGGCTATGATGCACTTGGTGGACTTCATTCCAGTTACCGAACTTGATGAAATTCCAGTACCAGAAGATATAGATGAGGATTTCAGAATGTCTGTTGATACAATTCTTAAAACATTTTTTAATGCTTATGAGAATAGGGATGATTTAGCAGCCGATCTTCTCCCAGAAACAAAGTGTGCTGCAATTGATAAGATTTTCGGTACCCGAGAAGAGCGCGTAGCTATTGCTAGTGAGATTCTTGATGAGGATGGTAATGTACAGGGCGGCTTTGATACAGATACCACACCAGAGTTATACGACCAAGACGGGCTTGGTGTATCAACCGAGAGAATTGCTAGTGAATTATCACTAGAGAACTTCGGGTTTACCGAAGAGGAAATACAAATTGAGAGATCCAAATAATGAATAAATTAGCCAAACAACTTGAAGGGCTTGAAGGGTTCACGGAGATTGAACTCCGTGGTTATAAATCAACAAGCGGTGATGTAACAAATGTAATACTTGATGTAGATACGACATATGGACAGGCTAAGGCTATTGACCATGAGACTCTATTAGAGTATAAGGACATCGATGTGGTAAAGAATCTACAAGACGTATCAGAGGGTAATAAGGTCTCTTATGATGATCTATGGGTGAAGGCATACGATGCACTGGCTAAGGGGTTTCTCCCTAAGCCAGTGCCCGTAAGTGTACCCACTAAAGTTGTAGTACCACCAAAACGCCTTTGTAAGGGTATTGGGTTTGATGAAATTAACGAAAAATGTTATATCAAAGGGTTTATCAAAGATAGGACAATTGTTAGTACCGATGACACCAAGGTTAAAAAGGTTAAAAAGACACAGGTGTTAACACATTTTAAAGATCATATGCGTGATAAGTTTATAACTTCCACATTTGCCACATATTCACCAGCTCTTGGTAGTGTATCAATTGAGGGTAAAACATTGATTATCGACTGTAATGAAGACTGATTATAAAAGAGTCCAAGAACTCGCCAAAATTTTTGAAGATTATTGGATTCCATTCGACATTGTACCACTTGATGTAGGTGGAACTAATATGGTTGTTAATAAACTAACAGACCATAAATCAGGGTCTGTATATATCGAAAGGTTTGACCCAAGTGTTAATTCATTTACAGTGTATAAATTTGATAAATTCAATGTACCTAAAGAGTGGCAAATTGAAGAAGATTCTGACGTTACAGTAACCGTCTAACCACACGATTTACATTTAGAGCGTTTAGATCGTGGTCTGTTAGATTTTGGGGTGGTACCACGCCTAATACTCAATATTTGTGAGCGACTCTTGCAATATTTATCACAATAGTTATCCACACCTCTTCGAGTTTCGGGCACTTCTAAGGACTTACCACATTCTTTACATACAACGGTGATATTCATAAACTTAATTATAGACTTATACCATATAGTTTATTAATTAAGTTTATGTCTGACATTAATTCTATTATAGCAGGTCTTAGTAAACTCAATGATGAGAATACTATCACTTTCAATTTACCCCTTTCAAAAATCGAGGTGACTCTTAAACCATTTCAATCTAAACACGGTAGTATGGTAAACAGTTCACTAGTTGCGGGTGCCGATGGTACCTATGGTCTTAAATTCATGCCCCTTATCAAGGATATTTTTGATGATATTCTAACATTAGATGAAGGTAAAACTTATCATAATTTACCATTGGTTGATGTTCATTATATAATCCTAAAAATCAGGGAGACCTTCAACGATGAGGTTATTATTAATTACGGAACTGATGAACAGACCTCTGTTAATATTAAACATATCATTAGAGGTTTCAATGATCTTAAGATCGATGATAAACCGATAGTGGTAGGTGATGAAATTTGTTCAGTGGAGGTAGTACAACCATCATTTACAAAAACTTTAAAGTTTGACAATATTCTCATCGCATCGCACGAGAGGTTTTCAGAAAAAGAAAGTGAACAACTTGTTAAAGATGCTCTAGCATTTACAATGCTCAAATTTATAAAAAGTATTAAACTGGTTATTGATAACGAAGAACAAAGTGTTACATTATCAGACTATAACCCAATGGAGCAGAAGAAGCTGCTTAATATGATACCAAACACTCTTTATAAGGATATCATGAACGCTGTAAAGGGTATAACTGACCCTATGGAGGATCTGTTACGAATTGATGAGGAAACTGTAGTAGTTATAGATCAGAGTATCTTAGTAGACGTTTAAACATACTTACCGTTGAGTTTGTTGGGTGATTGGTCAATGATTTGGTCACCCGACACACCATTAAACGAAAATATGGTCTCGTCGGATGCTGCAATAGACGCCCTAAGCTCCTCTATTTGTTCGTTACTGGGTCTGGTATATGTATAAGTTGTACCACTAAGCAAAACCATCTCACTAGGCGAAGTATCAGTAGTAGACCCATCCGTGTGTATGTGTCTATCTACCCACACACCTTCACAAGCATCACCACTCAACCATGTATACATAGGTTGTGAGGAATTTTCTGGATACCACTTAATACTATCAGTAAATGAGGGACAGTCACCTCCTAGGGCACCAAAGCAGTTGAAGTTTGGTATATTGTCACCAGATAAACCTTCCGAAAAATCGGGTATATTAAAATCAAATTCGGTTTGTGTTTTATCAAAATATTGAATTTCTGTATTTGTCCTAAATAACAATTCGGGTTTGAGGTTATCAACACCACCAGACCCAAAATTAAATTGTGTATATATCCTATAACATGGGGCGCATGTAGTTTGGTGTGTATCTGAAAAGTTATTTTTAAGTGGTAATACATTAGTTGATGCCACACATACACCGCTAATATTAGTATATGAATCCAGTGGTAGGGTTATCCAGTGGTTGCAACAAGATTCTTTAACATTGTCACAATCTATTCCGATATCTTTGTTAAACACCGCCAACTTGGAAGCAGACAGTCCTATAGACATATTACTCCTAACATCGGTTAGGAAGTTTACACTATCGAATGCTATAGCTATATCCTCAACAGCAGATAATTCATCTTGAAATTGGAAAACCCCCTCATTAATATCCGTGGTAAAATCCCCATAAAACCCCCTATTCTCGTTTAAGTAAGTAAGTTTTATGGGATGTACGTTATACAATGATGGATGTAAATTAGGGAACATTAATATTAATTATCATCGGGAGTCCATTCTTCGCCAACAACACCAACAGTATTTAACACAGGGGGTGTTTGATGGGAGTCAAATTGGTTGTTTCTAGCATACTCATCCTGTTTGTATTTATCAATATTATCTTTCTCCCAAGACTCAAGCTTGGTCATAACATATTTACAGAACTGACTACGAACGATATCCTCAACACCGAACTGCCATTTGAAGAATCCGTTACGCTTGTTGTCGAAGTCGTCAGAAGGGTCGAAAATCTCGGCAAACTTCACAATATCATTCTGGGTATACCCTGACAGATCAGATTGTTTTGGATCGTAACAAAACCAAATTCTACCCTTCTCGGCCATTCGTGAGATGATAGTAACTAACTCGTCGAAAATTAGGTTCTGTGCCTCGTCTACGATGACAGCACAGTTTGCTAGATTTCGACCTCGAAGATAACAAGTTGATTCCATCTTTACAAACCCACCATCCATGAGTAATTTTATTTGTTCGGGTGGTAGAAGTTCTTGAAGCTTATCATCTAATGGGGACTGGTATACACCCATTTTATCATCAATGGACCCGGGCAAGAAGCCTAATTTATGGGGTGAACTATCAACCGCAGAACGGACATAATATATCTTTTCGATCTTACCTTCAGCCATAAGTTTTAGAGCACTATAAACAGCCGTAAGGGTCTTTGAAGTTCCCGCAACACCAGATATGAAACCACATGTGATATCAATAGGTTCTAGACAGTCGATGGTGTCACACTGCTCATCAATTGTAAATTTCTGTTTTTTGGTTAGTGAATTTATTAAAATTTTCTGGTTTTCAGTCCAAGGTATCCTCTTAGCTCTTTCGAAATTAAGCTTACAAGGTAGACGGACTTCTTTTTGGGGGGTGTATATCTTTTTAGTTTTAGTTTTAGTTGGCATACACTAATACTTACCCAGAACATAAAGCTAATACTAGGTTTATTTTACATAATTAAAGTCATGAGCAACTCAGACGATTCAACACCTGTAATACCCGAAGGTTGGACAGCATCAACAAACTTAAATTCATCCATTAGAACTTATGCTGATGTGGCACACCGTGTTAAAATACGTCTAGGGTATCCATCTAATGATATTAATGCCAGTGATGAGGCTATAGCCAACCACATTAATGAGGCGGTTGAATTATATACTAGGTATGCTGGTTATGACGAAGAGTATGTTATATTCTGTGATAGTGCGTTAACCAATGGTTGTGAGATAAAGCTTGATGACCTAGTTGACCAATGTTATGCCTGTGGTAATGGTGATTCATTAATACCAGATCCATCACTATCGGCAGATCCAGCATCAGATCCAGCACTGAGTGCCAGCACATTTATAAGTGCTACTAGTGTAACAGATACTTTGTTAGGTAGTTCAAATTCATATGTAGGTATGGACACATCGGTGTCTAGTAGTAGCTCACAAGTTGTAAACGCCCCTACAGAGTCAATAGATATTTCAGAGTTGGAAGTTACATTCGATCCAACCAACCCATGGGACTTTAGTGTGTGTGATGCCAATAGGGTGATCATAACACCACTGTCATCATATGCAGCCACTGAATCACTATCACCCGTTATGGATGCATGGGTGACCGTAACAGGTGGTATTGGTCAAATATACCCACCAAACTGGGAAGGTAAGGATCAGTGTCTACCACTGGACGAATGGTGGGGCTTATCTGGACTCTCTGGGTTCGATCCTACCACAGCGACCCATGCAATCATTACGAACGTACCTGCGTGTACTGTGGGTGGTTTACAGTCATTAGAATTAAATACAGGAAGGGCTGCATCTTTCAGAACAAAAGATAAGAAACTCGATACATGTGGTTATATACCTGCACAGGTTGAGTTTGTTATTAACCACAACCCACCTACAGGACTTTCTGGGTCTTTCGGTGTGGAGAAGAATACAGGTTTCAAACTTATACTTGAGAGTGAACCAGATCAATTCCAAGACACCAACCCTATATTAATGGATGTGGATTTCTATCAATCACTTAGTTCATTTGAGTATGGTACCAAATACGAACTTATAGACACAGGGTTTAATGATATAGACCTTGGTTCTAAACGTAAGGTGGTGGATGTGTTCTTCACAGATCCTACTGGTAAGAATCATGGGGATCTACTATTCAATTTTGAATATGCATTCATGCAAGACATTTTCGGTTATGACGGTATGGGTAATAGAATTAGATCCCAAGGTTACGATCTTGTAACATATGACCTAAGTAGACAGTTCCTAGAGACTGTTGATAAATATTTTGGTGGTCGGACAATTGGTCACCAGTTCAATAAGAGAACACAGACACTTCGTATCAACCAAGGTAACCATAACAATTATGCAGCAAATAGTTGTTACTTAATTGGTATACACCTTGAGAGATCCATAGCTGACATATTACCAGAACGATGGATTACTGATTTTGTAACCGCTATGACTAAGATAACTATAGGTAACACACTTACCAAATTTGGTGGTGCTACGACACTTGGTGGTCTTACTATTAATGGTAATGATGTATTATCACAAGGTATCCAAGAGAAGGAAGAGTTATTAAAATGGCTTCGTGAAGATAATTCCGAAGGAGGCTTTGACAAACCTGTGTATATTTACTAATTAACAATATGTCCACAGATTTTACAGATTTAGTAGAGGTGCGTTGTCCACTACTTGAACAACCTACTAACGATATGTGTGTAGGTGACTTGGTTAAGTTGTTAGCATATAACACAGCGGTGTTAGAGAGAACATTACTTGACAACGTTGTACCAGCAGGTGTTATTTCGTACTACTCTGGTAGTTTATCCGAAATCCCAGCAGGTTTATTAGTTTGTGATGGTTCCTTCTATGAGCCAGAGACATACCCAGAACTTTTCGAAAGCATCCATTATTCACACGGTAGGGCAGTATTACCAGATATCGGTTTTGCAGTACCAGATCTTCGCGTTAGTATAATCCAAGGTATGGCACTAAGCAGTGATACCATGGAAGACGAAGAACAAGATCTTTGGGTTGGTAACGAACCACTTATAGGTAGTCCTATAAGTGGTGATTATGTAGGGGCTTCCATATCACACAAAAATACGGAAGATGGTGGTTTTGTTACAGCAGGTTCACGATATTTTAAAGTTGCTATGATACCAGTTATATCAACTGGTGAAATATGTAATAGGGAGGAAATAACCTCAACATCTACTAGACCTTGTAGTATAACTGGTCTTAGTTTACACACACTGGCTATTGATAATAATGAGTTGTGTATTCTTAACGAGTTTGGTGCAGTTAACAATTGTATACAACTACCTATACCCGATTATGAAATACGTTCTATAGGTGGTAATATATGCCTTTATAAAAATGGTGTATCTATAAGTTGTGTAACGGATGGCGGCGAAGGCGGTGGTGGTTTTACAAAGGGGTTTAAGAAAACCTATTTAGACACACCTATTGCAATAATAGACCAATACGATGGATCGTTGACTACTACTATTGATTTAAATACACTAACTGGTGTAACAGTACCTTGGTGGGCGACTCATGCCATAGTGAAAGCTAGGACTTCTGCATATGTATCTGGTAAGGGAAAAAATGTTAGAAGTACTGTTAATGTAATGGGTACCGTGGTATCCCAAACTATAGTTAGGGCGGGTAGTTCTGGTAGTTCATACTCTAATTATACTTATGGGGGTCTCGCATTAGGGGTTGATGCTGATGGTGCTAATGATGAAGAAATTTATGGTAATGAAAGTAATGTAGTACCAGTACCACTAGATGTTACCAGCCTTGATATTATTATAACAAAGGAGGTGGGTTCTGGATCTAGTGCTGGAGGTAGTAACACAGCAGCCGCATATCTATACTTGTATGGGTTTGAAGGTGATGACACCACTCCTTTAGTAATAGCAGATACCTACCGAAGAGAATCTTTTGAACCAATACTTATAGATTTTGAAGATAGTGGTGCCGTTAGTGGTATTAGAAACTTCGACATATCCACACTTAGTGGTAATGGTCTTAGTGCTGGTGCTATTGATATACCAACATGGGCAACCAATGTATTACTTAAGGGTACTATGAGAACAACAGCCCCATATGCTTCAACGATGTATATTGATGATATTCCGTTTTTGGAAATGGAAAATTTTGGTCTTTCTAGTGATAATGTAATTGGTCACAATGTATTAATAGATTCATTCCCTATGTTATCTGGTTCAAATATTGAATATGAATTCGAGGGTAATGGTTTATCCTCTTCATCATTCTTCAAACTACAAGCAGTTGGTTTCGAGGGTTATGTTGAAGGTACAATACCACCACGAGAGATTTTCAAACATGTAATAAAATATACTGGTGAGGTAAATATACCAAATAATGGAACTACCAACATTCCGTCCGTAATACCTTGCCCATCATGGGCTGAAGGTGCTATAATTTTCTGTTGGGGTAGGACATTTCTAGCTAGTGGTACGTTTAAAGCGAATGATATTTTAATGGGGAGCCATCAGTCAACGGGTGTAGATGATAGTACTTATATATCCAATACAGCGTTTATACCCTTCCTTGATGGGACACAGGACATAACTACTAGTTATGTGGGGGGTGGTGCTGGTAATAGCGGTTCGTTCAGAGTACAGGGATATTATGGTAATGAACCCATAATAGTAACTTAGTGTAATATAATTTGACACCACCGTAATCTTTCACTAACTAAAACTAGTGAAAGATTACGATAGACTACTATGTGGGTTTAAATCCAAAGAGGTAAATATCAAACATAAGGACAAAATCCTTAAGAGTGGTATTATGACAAACTGGATTTGTCACCCTTTCTATATGGAATTATTTATAGAAACCGAGAAAGGGAATGAGAAAATTAAACTCTACTACCCATTCTCCCAAGAGGAGTATGGTGATGATATAGGTATCGTAAAGAGGGAATTATATATGGATTACCGTATATCAACATTTGGTGATGTCATAGGTAGTCATACATTAAATGACATTTCCAAGATGACCTATCACAAATTTCTAAACACCATTGTTAGTATATCCGAAATTTAATATGAAGGGAGTTTTACTATTAGGCGGTAGTGGTTCGCGCCTAGCACCACTAAATGAAGTTTGTAATAAACACTTGATCAATGTTGGTGGTAAACCAATGGCTCAATGGAATGTTGAAAAGTTAGTGAGTGCGGGTATAACCGATATACTAATAATCACAGGGGGTGAACACATTGGCTCCATTGCATCATATTTTAAAGGTGGTAATAAATTTGGTTGTAATATTACATACAAGATCCAAGAGACTGCTGGGGGTATAGCACAGGCTATTAAACTAGTGCATGGTTTTCTCAATGATGGTGATAAGTTTGTCACCATACTTGGTGATAATATATTCCAAGATACTATAAATGCATTGGTTGAATCACTTAGATCCAACAATACAGTTCTAACATACAAAGAGGTAGAAGACCCAGAACGTTTTGGTGTTATCGATTATGAAAATAATGTGATTATTGAAAAACCAGAGGTAGCCCCTTCTACACATGCTGTGTGTGGTGTGTATGGATATACTTTCGATGACAAATTCAGAAACATACTGAATTGTTTATCAGCATCAGAAAGAGGTGAGTTAGAGGTAACCGATCTCAACAACGACCTTATGGATGAAACCGTGTTTATGGAACTTGAAGGGTGGTGGACAGACGCAGGAACACATGAATCCCTCAAACTGGCAAACCAATTAATTTATGGATAACGTACTAGTGTTAGGTAATGGCTTCTTAGGTAAGCAATACAAGAAGAATGGTTATACTGTTTGGGGTAGAGACCAATTAGATATAGACCCCAATAACATCGAGGGGTCGTTGGATGTATTATTCACTAAAGAGGTGTGTGATAAGTTCGACACTATAATCAATTGTATTGGTAATGCCAATACAAGGATGTGTGAAGACCCTTTATACTGGGATGTGGTGTATGCTATAAATGCACACCTACCAAAGGTTCTTTCGGGTCTGTGTGAACTACACGGTATTAAATTTGTACAGATTTCGTCTGGTTGTGTTTATGACCAGAACAATGAACCACAAAGGGAGGACTCCTACCTATCATCACATTGTAGATATGTTGTATCTAAATTAGCAGGGGAGTTCAATTGTCATAGTAATGATCTTATATTAAGACCAAGACTTTACTTTGGTGAAACCAAGGACGGCAACAACCTACTAAGCAAGATCACCAATTTTAAAACATTCCTTACAGAGATGAATTCATACACCTCAGTACAGACCATCGTGGAGGCTACAGTGGCACTACTTAATAATGACTGCTCTGGTGTGTTTAACGTGGCCCAGAGGGGTGTGACGAACTTAGTTGATATTGCCGAGGCTGTCGGGTTGAAAGTGGGGGGAACCCTCTCAGGTAGCCAACTGAGAGATCAAGAGGGGTTATATCTAGTTAATAACATCATGGATATTTCCAAGCTTGAACAATACTATACACCGAGACCTATCATTACTGAAATTAAAAGGTGTTGGAATATCCTTAATATTAAATGATGTCTAACTAAATAGAATTATGAACGATCTATTAGAAAAGTGTCACGAACTACTTTCAGAGTACAAGTCCATCCTTGAACAAGAGGGTGAACTAACAGAGGCTGAACAAATATACGAGACCATTTGTGAGATAGAAAGTTCTTTAGAAAGTTAGTTTGTGGCATAATTAAACTCGTGGACATCCCTAGCAACATATCACTACCAGTATCATCTGATAACACACTATTTGATCTATTTAACTGTTATTTAGAATCGTTCTCTGCTGATATACCCTTAAGTGAGTATATTGATGTATTTGAAAAGGATGAACTAAAATTTGATTTATATCTTAAAACCCATAAATATTTAGGTGAGGATATATATACATTGTCTTCAGTAGCATTAAATACAGATATTGTAACCGTAACCACTACACTAACAGATGGACAAAATAATTATAACCCTTTCGAAGATATCCCAGAAGGTGTATCATTTTCAATACCACTTTCCAGTTCTAGTCTTACAGATATCGGAGCTACTGCGGGGACTGGTCTAAACAACTCTGATGTCATATGGCAATTTGTTGACGGAATTGTAGAGGGGGCTTGGTTAAAAAGATCCGACGAAGAGTTTGTAACCAATACAGCTTGTATAAGATTACCTAGGGGTGTTACAGAATTCCGATTCCCTTATGCTAATAAGGGTCTAAGTGGTGAGGGTATAGATTGGACGGGTAAGGGTATTGATAATTGTTATGTTACCCCATATGTAAGCCAAGAGGAGAGGGAATTGGCTTCATATATTGAATCAGTATACTGGGGCGATAGAAGCGAACTAAGTTCCGTACAACCCATAGCACTTAACCAGACACAATTGGTAAACACTGGTGCTAAAGCCTCGAAGATTATAGAAGAGGCTGATCAGATACTGGTAAGATCTGAGAAGGATGCTGATGATAGTGACCTTGCATGGTTATTTAAGTTTGATAGAACAGAGTTACCTATATCATGTGGTACTAATGTTATATATTACCCATTGTTTAGATTGGATGATTCAAATAGTGGTGTGATGTTCAATATATCACCAGACCAAACAGAGTCGAAACCCCTTAGTGGTTTACCTATAACAAAGACGATGTGTGGTGCTATAGCAGGACTAACACCAGACGATTCGGATCAAATTTTAAAACAGTCTGGCCAGTGTGAGAATCCTACCGAGGGGGCTTGGCTACGTAGTTGTGAGCTATCTTCTATTGACACGGGTGGTAACACCATGTTCACGGCTGAGTTATCTGGTGGTGGGTTTATTGGTGGTGCTGGTGTTAGACAGACTGGTATACATATGGTCAGTAGATCTGGTGAGATATCAACTTTCGTCTGGGAGTTTGATGATCTAGATGCAACTCTAGCTATAAACGGATATGATCATGATAACTATTGTGATTATCTGGGTATAGATATATACAGCTCTATTATAAATCCTACCATTAGTGATGAATTAAACCAATGGAAGAGGTGTAACTGTAAGGCTGTTAACTATTCACCCATTGGTAACCCGTTAGGTAATTACGAATCATACAGAGCGTTCTCAGATGTTATATATGTAGATAGTGGTGTCGAGCCATTTTCCCTAGCCACATGGGAAGACCTAGATGGTAATGATTATAAAAATTCAGACCAATTTGCAGTATTCAATTACAGTGGTATACTCAGTGGGGTGGATGGGAAGGACATGGAGCCAGACGCAGGATATGGTATCGGGTACTGGGAAACTCTAAATGGTAAACCTCTAATACTTAAGAATGGTAGTAGTTATGTTTATAGACGCGCATCATTCGGCGGGTGTGATGATATTACAGCACCTCCGTTTGTTATTAATAATTGCCATTGTTATGATAAGAGTAACGATAATATTTGTAGCACAGAGTGGGTCAAGATGGTTCGTGATGATGACGGTAGTTGGGAGTCCACTGATGAGGTAACCGATATGGTTCTAGATTCTGGTAGTTTCTATCAATATGTGAAGAAGGGTTCTACCAAATATCAAATTTATAAACAAGGTGAGTGGTATGACAAGTCCACAGAAACACCCAGCTTCTCGTTGAACATACCTTTCGAGGAATCCAAACCGTACTGGGCATCATCACCAAACCTATTTGGGTTGAGTGTTGGTATAAGCGCGTTCGAGGCAGATTCCTATCTACTAACAACACAACCAAAACCTTCGGGGATTATACTTACTGATGACATATACATGCAATATACCTCTAATGGTTGTGATCCTATAATTTGGAATCAAAATCTTAATTTTTCAATAGACCTAGATATACCAGATTCGTGGAGAAAAATAGAATTCTCGGACGAAACACCCGAGTTGTTAAGAAAAATAATAGGTTGCGGGACTTGTGAATTGGTATTTCCTGACACACCCAATACTTGCGCCATCCGAGAAAATAAGTGTGATTCATTCTTCACGTCTATTAAAGCTATAGACGAACCATCTGATATGTTGTTGCGAACCCCTATAAACTGTAATGAGACAACCCAGTTCTTCTACTATGCGACCACAGGGTTTTCTTGGGAGCAGGAATATATCGATGTTATAAACGCTGATGATGCATTAGAAGTGTCATTGTTTTCTACCGCCAGCAAACCATGGGGCAATCTTTTAAATACTAACGATGCACTCATTAGAGTACACGAGAAAGATGAAATACTCAAAACTAAATATGAGATAGGTATATTCAAACCAGAGAATGTAGGTCTTAATAAGATCGAGTGCTTCGGCATCCAAAACGAAATTTTATAATGTCAAAATTCAACTTTAAAGAGCGGTTCCCTATTATGGCAAATGTTGCTACACAGGATGACTCACCGAGTGTGTATAAGTTCAATGGTCAGAACTATTTAATATCTGTGTTTTTAGATAATATGGATGACATATTTGAAGTACCTACTAGTGATATTATTTCTATACAAATCATTGATGATATGTTAGGATTTAACCACACTGGTACACTCAAGTATAAGACACCCAATTTCTCATCTGCTAGATTTTTTAACAAAATTATTGCAGAGGCATCTGGTGATGAATCATGTAAGAAACTAGCAGAGGACGAGGGTGGTGCATTCCGCTTTAGAGGTTCTGGTTCTGAGATGGTTCATGTGAAGTTACAGGTTGTAAGAGAACGAAATAACAATGGTAAGATAGAGGAGAAGTCTAATGATATATTAATGCATACATATGTTGTAACTGATATTATAGACACAGGTGGTGCATTTAGTGATAAGCAATACACACTACAGATGGTGGGTATTGAGAGATATATTCTGGAACAATATAAGTTGAAAGACTTTGTAGCTGGTAACTCATCAAGAAATGTTTCCAACGAAACATTACTACAGTTACCCGACCATCCTATCAATAATGATTATGATGATAAGATTAGTTATAGGGCTGATAAAACTGGTGAGGCTATATATCACATAATGATGATGGCATATAATAACTGGTCTGAATTGGTGGGTTGTGACCTACCATTCACAGACCTATTACCAGATATTAGAACCGAAGACTCTAATAACACCCAATTGACAGGAGGTTCTGTTCTCAAACAAAAATCGTTATTGGATATTTTGGGCAGAGGTACTGGAGGGGGTGCCCCTAGTGTAGTGAATTACCGAATAGATGTAGGCGATCAAGAGAATAATGTATGGGTGTTTAAATCAAATGGTACAACTAAACAGGTAACTAAACAACCTACAGATTTCTGGGATTTTGGTTCTCCAGATAGTTGTTTATTCAGACATTTTGGTCAAAATGTATCTACATGGGAGGTTGTGAACGAATACCTCAAAATGCATACATCAAGTATCACCACACAGGCATTGACTACTAATGGTGTGCATAACGATAAATACGATCCATGTGTTCTTAAATTAGAAAGACCTAATAGTGCCTTAAGTAGGGGGAAGGTATCATTGCGTCCATTAGTATCATATTTTAACTCTGTAAAGTTGGGTGATAGTATGTCTGGGGCTGCATGGATGGGTTCATTTGAGTTTGATTTTAAGGACAATACTGGTAGTAATTTTGATGTGGTACCTAAAGTGTTGAGACCAATATTTTGTGGTGATGAACCGACTGAAGGTATCGAAGATTTCACATTTGAACCAACAAGTCCCACTGATGCATCATTGATGTTTAGGACACATACCACAGAATATACCAAAGGTGGCGTAACAACTCCTAATATAAAGGATGGTGCCTTTGAAAATGTGAAAGCATATATAGGTTTCAATTACATCAAACCTATATACCACTTATCACCACCCATAGATGGTAACTATACAGATCTGGTCAATGTTCATAATAATGGTACTGCCCATGATTTGAAAAACCCTCTTTCATTTACATACCAAAGTTCCCCTACTATATCAGCACAGATGGCTGAGGGTCGTAACAAAGCATTAAAGGCATTCATTTTCATGAACGACTCTCTATCATTTGTAACCAAGGGTATTATAAATAGAACCTCTGGTATGTGCTTCAGTGCTACAACACCAAAGGTTGATCCAGATGATAAAATTCTGAATAGATTAAATGGTGTTTACCTTTGTTCTGGTATAACACACCGATTCGATTTCGAAGCAGGTTCGTACACCAATGATATATTAGGTGTTAGGTTTTATGAATAACACTCTACCTGTAGATGTGCTGGAATGATCTCTTCTTAACCTCAGCACTTCGTTTGGATAGGCTATCAGTAAACACATTATTTGTCGTACCACCATCAGATCGCTTCATAACCGCTTGTGCGACCTTGGCAGACCCTGCTTGGTTTGATGCCACCATAGCTTGAGCCACACCAGCATTAGACTCAAGTTGTTCTTTGTGGCGTTGTTCTGCCCTCTCGTCATTTTTTGAATCCTCAGCATTCTTATTAGCTATAAGAGCCGCTTTATCTGCATTGGACTGTTTAGTAATACTGTCATTGAGTGCTTTCTCTAGTTTGTTAAATTTTGCGATATCTGATGAATCTGTGGGTTTGGCGTTTATTAGATCATTTAGAGCTTGTCTCTCGGCTCGTATTTTCAACCTTTTAGTGGTGTCTAAAAATGTTTGTTTTTCCTTTGCATATAATATCTTCTCTTCAGCCTTCCATATTACTAAATTTATATCGCGCATAAACCCAGTTAATGAATTCATTAGCTTCATAATACCTATATCAAATCTTAATTTCATTCTATATAAAGGACCCGAACTCATCAAGTTATCCAAAACCTTGGCTGCACTATTCCATATAGTGTCAAGTATATCACCAAGTTTTTCCCATAACCACGCAAGCCCAGTTCCTAACCCACTAAACACCGCTTTACCAGCATTTATAAATTTGGAAGGGTCTTTAACTATCTCTATAACGTCTAACATAGGTATGAGTGGTGGTATTAACCACAACAAATCCTTTGCCAACTTAAGATGTGCCAACCCTTGATCTATGTCACCGCCAGTGAATATCATACTAAGCCCTGTGAATAGATTTGAGAATGCTTGTATCACTGGTAGATCCATAAACCAGTTTCTTAAACCCATCATCCACGAACCACCACTTGACTTCTTCTCACTCTTAGACATTGTGAAATCTCTGAACATTAATATCACATCTGGTATTAAGGCTAGTGCTGGTATAGGTATAAGTCCTAGAAGTGCTGAAGTTAATTCTAATAAACCACCAACCATATCACCGTCCTTAAATCTACTCACCGCAAATGCTAGTGAAATTATAGAACCTAGGAATGGTATAGACTTGAATACTAACTTAGCACCCTTACCCATTGTTTTACCAATATTCAAAAGAGGTTTGAATAACTTACCAAAAGAGGTATTAAGTATACTACCAACCTTTTTAGTTAAGCCCTTACCCATATTAAATGAAAATAGTTTACCCATAGGTGCCATCACATTTTTAATAATGGTACCAAACTTCTTGAATATGAGGTTACCAATGGAAATCAATACATTACCAACAAGTTTGAACAGTCCTTTAGTTGGTCCACCATCTATTAAACCCTTCATAGCAAGTGACACACCACCAACAAGTAGACCAGCAGCTAGACCCGCCATGGTTAGACCTTTGATAGCCATACCTATCTTACTAAGCAATGAACCATTACTATCCTTCCTCCCATCAGATCCTTTATCGGGTTGTTCTATAACTACCGCAGTGGACTCACGAGCACTCCCAAGTTGTTTTAATACGGTATCACTTAAGGATATGACATTGACATCCATGATCTTATCAACAACACCTTCTTCTGTTAGGTCCTTTTTACCCTGTATCGATGCTAAAATCTTGGCAACACCTTCAGATGGTGGGAGTACTTTGGTTGAGGGGGTTTTAATACCAGACCCTGCTAAAATCTTGGCAACCCCTTCAGAAGGTTTGGGTGAAAGTTTAGGAGGTTTATTACCAGTTGGTGTATTTACAATATCACCAATACCCATATTCTTAGTCATGGATTCATACCCAGATAGGAATGCCTCCAAAACCTTTTCATATCTATCCTTAAATTTCTTAGATTTGTTCTCGTCTAAGTTGAATAGGCTGGATACACTCAACGTCTCTTTACTCGACTCAACACTTTTGAGTTTTTTAAAGAGTGGCTGTAGAGAAGACTCTAGTTGGTTCGAAAAGTAATTCCTACCCTTTGATTCATCAACTATGTCTGCTACTTCTTGTAATGTAATGTCCACGTTATAATTATAGAATCGGTGGTGTTATACCAAACTTTATATATTATATACGTTTAGTTATTCATACGTAGTGGTGCGTTACGTACATTATCTTCTCTATTTGTATCAACTCGCATACCTTGTTGGTTTGTGTAATCACCACTCCTAACCCCTAGTTTTTTTCTTAGGTTATCAGTTCTTTGAGTGTATTCTTCGGGGGTCATTCTACCCAACTCTAAACCTTTGGTCAGGGTATCAATTTTTCGCTGAAACTCGGACTTCGGTCTAGTAGTAGGTTCTTCAGTAGCAGTAGGTTCTTCAGTAGTAGCAGTAGGCTCTTCAGTAGCAGTAGGCTCTTCAGTAGCAGTAGGTTCCTCAGTAGTAGCAGTAGGTTCTTCAGTAGCAGTAGGTTCCTCAGTAGTAGCAGTAGGTTCTTCAGTAGCAGTAGGTTCTTCAGTAGCAGTAGGTTCTTCAGTAGCAGTAGGTTCTTCAGTAGCAGTAGGTTCTTCAGTAGCAGTAGGTTCTTCAGTAGCAGTAGGTTCTTCAGTAGCAAACTGTTTAGCTAGTTCTGGGTTATTTTTAAAGGCAACCTGTTTATATGCATCATAATAATTGGTGTATATACTCCTCATACTGTCCAAAATCTCTTTACGGATGTCATCATTCCCCGCCATCTCCTTAGATATAATAGAGTCTAGGGGGTGTTTTCCAGACAGTATAGAAGCATCACTTAGAAATTTGTCAATCTGTTTACCAACAGAAGAACTAGGGTCTAGGTGTTGCTGCAATGCTGCAACAGTTGGTGTTATTTCTTGAGCTTCTTTATCGGCAATACTTTTTAGAGTGGATTGAGCACCTTTATCGTTACCAGCAATAACTTGACCACCTGCCTTAATAGCTTGACCTATTTTACTAAGGCGACCTTGTTTGGTTTTCGAAGCAGCTCTCCTAGCTTTGATTCTGGACAATATCCCCTCTTCAAGTGGTGAGCCGCCAAGAACATCAATACATTGTGTCCACATACTATTAAAGGAATCCGAATTTGACATACTATTAATTATGTGGTGAGAGGTTTGATTAATAATTAAAAGTATGGCAGAAGAATTCACAGCGAACCGAAAACGAGCATTCCCAGAGTTGGTTGAGAGAACACCAAGCTTTATTAGTAACAACATTAATCAACCACTTGATGATTTTGTTGGAATTTTCCGTAATAGGTATAATGATTCGTATGCATCGGGGTTGTTCGAACTAGCACTACCCGAACAGGTTGGACCTGTACTAGGACTCGGTGCCCCCGACATGAAGAACAGGTCTCTACAGTTCTACACTAACACCTTGAAGGATTTTTCGTTTGCATTACCACACTCCGCTAAGTGGGCGGTGTTTGTAGAGCCACATAACCATTCACACTTAATGGATCAGATAGGTAATATGTCCAAATATGAGCCATGGGGAACTAAAGATGATTGGAATTTTGGTGTTAAGTCTGAAAGGCTTTTAGGTTCTGACGCACAGGAAACCATTGGTTGTATATTCGCACTAGGTGTCACACAGGCGGGTCATAGCTTAGGTGTAAGTAACATGGGTGGTGCTGGTGGTGTCAATAACGGTTTCATCAAGACACCTATATCTCAGGGACGGGCTGATAACCAAACACTAGAACTCATTGTTAAAGAAACCAACAGCTCATATACTGATTTTGTATTAAGACCGTGGAGTATACTTACTTCACACCTAGGGTTCCATGCAAGACCAACCAGCCAAAGTATCAAATGTGATATAACAATATTCGAAATGAATGACACACTTAATAATAACCAACCAGTTGTTAGAAAGGTGTTCAAATATTACGATTGTCTACCAATAGATATTAATACAGAGAATTTGAATTACGAAGCAGACAAAGTTATACAGAGGCAAATTCAATTTACATACAACTACTACACAGTTCAAGGGGGTGAGCCTAATCCCGTTATGGATGACACACCCGAAGATTCTGTAAGTGTAGAACCAAATTTCACACCAGTTGAACTACCTGTCATACCTCAAAAGTAATTGACCTACTCACAATTTTCATTAATTAAATACCATGGCACTAACATCATCACCAATAGGTACTGCATACACCAAATTCCAAGTAGTTACATTCACAACCGATCTAATGGGTAAGAAGAAAATAAACTTCGGGGATGGCAACTTTGAAATTTTCGAAGGGTCTACAGTTGAACATATTTATAATAACAATGATACATACACGGCTTGTGTTAAATTATGCAGTGATAGTGAATTTAACGATATTGATAATTGTGTGGTTATTACAACATCACATTTCGTGGGCGAGGTGTTAAACGTTACAGAGGCTCTTTCAGCATATGCATCAGAAGAAAGTGGTTTATTTGAAGTTAGCCTTTCGTCAAGTTGCCCACCACCAATTGAGGTTGGATTATTTGTTGATAACACCATAAGCGAATATAGTGCATCACAGACTAACTGTAGACCTAGGCACTATTTCTTCATGAGTGGTGAACCACTGGATTCAACCGTGGTTACACTAGAGAATCCGTCAGTTATTAAAGTTGATGATACTATTGTTGGGTACCATGACAAATTCTGTTTTGGTTACTATGATGACTACAGTGGTGATTTTGATATAACGGTAAAATTACTAGGAGAATGTGGTTTGTGTAATAGCGATGCCGTATCAGTATTCAGTGGTGTCGAGTAGAAATAAATACTAGCCGACCCGACCCCCTTAAAAATAATATTTTAAGGGTTTATTTTTCCTATTTCAGTATTGACAGGGGTGTAATTATTATGTACAATACTATGACTGATATGGAAAAAGAGATACGAATTGTGAAGAGGGACGGAGTTGAAGAGAACTTCAAAATAGACAAAATTACAAAAATACTGGAGTGGGCATGTGAAGGGATCGAGGATGTGGTACCAGACCATATATTATACAACGCTAAGTTAAATGTTTTTGACGGCATTAAATCTAGTGAGATACACCAAATCATTGTGGAGTCTGCTGCAAGCCTTATTGATAAAGAGGTTAATTACACCAAGGTTGCGGCAAGCCTTATGAATTATAAACTTCGTAAAGAGGTTTGGGGTGGTAAGAACCCACCAAAGCTTTATGATCTCCTCAAGAAGGGTATTAAGAAAGGCTTCTACGACCCAGAGCTTATCAAAATTTACACCAAGGCTCAGATCAATAAGCTTGATGAGTATATCAAGCATGATAGGGACAGTCGTTTTGAGTATGGTGGTCTAGTACAACTTACGGAGAAGTATTTAGTACAGAACCGTAACACCAAGGAGATCGTGGAAACGCCCCAATTTGCGTACATGATGGCATCGATGGCACTTTGTATCAAAGAAGCACCACGACAGCGTGTGAAGTGGGTGAAGGAGTTCTATGATGACTTCTCTAATCATAAGATCAACGTGTCCACACCAATTATGTCGGGTGCAAGAACAAGAGTCCGTAGCTATTCATCATGTTGTATTATTGACGTAGCTGATACTAAGCATTCCATCACATCATCTGTCACATCATCTGTGTTGGTTACTGCTGATAAGTATGGTATTGGACTCAACTATTCTAAGATCCGTTCTATCAATGAACCAATCCGTGGCGGGGAAGCTTCACACGGTGGTGTAATCCCTTGGTTGAAACTCAGTCAAGCAGCGATTCAAGCATCACAGCAAGGACCTAGACGTGGTGCGGGTACGTGTACGTTCTTCGCAATGCATCCAGAGATCGAAACTATCCTACAATTAAAGGATACACTTCTTCCAGAGGACAGAAAGGTCGAGCACTTGGATTACTCCATTGCTATGACAAACCTATTCTACCACAGACTACTAGAAGGTGGTGACATTACGTTGTGTTCATATAACCAAGCACCAGATGTTTACAAGGCATATGGTACACCATTTTTCAACGATATCTATGAAAAGTGGGAGCTGGAGAATCCAGATGCACCCAAGATTACTACCGAAAGGTTCTTCTCATTACTCGCTAAACAACGTAGTGAGACTGCTAGAATTTACATCTACAACATTGACGAGAACTTCACCAACTCTGCTTGGTTGCCTCGTGTTGAGGCATATAATTTATGTCAAGAAGTGGGTGGACCTACTAAACCCGAACGGTTCACAGAAGACCCAGAAGCTGAAACGGTTGTGTGTGTCCTCAGTGCCCCCAATGCATGTAATATAAAGGATGATGCGGATCACAAGAGAGTACTTTACAACATTGTTCGTATCCTTGATAACGTCATCGATGTACAGGAGTACACGGTGGATGCTTGTAAGAGGTATGCAGAGAACAAACGCTCACTTGGTGTTGGTATTAGTAACCTAACAGGTTGGCTCGCACTCCAAGGTCTTAACCACTCATCTATTGAGACACCACAGGTGGTTTCAGACTTCTTCGAGAAACAACAATACTACCTTATTGAAGCATCTATTGAACTAGCTAAAGAGCGTGGTAAGTGTAAGGATTTCAACCAGTCTAAATACTCTAAAGGTATTATGCCAGTGGATCGTTACAATAAGAATGTTCATGAGTTCCTTGATGAAGAACACAAGCTCGACTGGGACAGGATCAGAGCAGCAGTATTGAAGTATGGTATGAGACATTGTACTCTATCATCATTCATGCCATGTGAAGCTAGTTCGGTTGTACAGTCATCTACTAACGGGTTTGAACCAATTCGTGACCTAGTGGTGTACAAAGAATCCAAGACAGCAATGACTATTGTAGTAGCACCAAATGTGAAGACACATGGTCAACACTATGTTAGAGCTTATGACGCACCTAACAACGATGGTTACATCAAAGTAGTAGCAGTACTGACTAAGTGGTCTGACATGGGTGTTAGTGGTAATCTATACTACAACCCTGCATACTTCGAAGGTGGTATCATCCCACAAGATTACATCATCCAAGATATCCTCACAGCAACCCGATACGGTTGGAGAACTTTCTACTACCATAACACCGATGATGGTGATAAGGAAGTAAGCGAAGATAGTGCTTGCGCCTCTGGTGCTTGCTCACTATAATGAATGTATACCTTATGTGCCTCTCTTAACATGGACTGAAGCAAAATTCATGAGGTGGTCGATGACCCAAGAATCCTATGTTCAAGGGTCATCACTTTTACAAATAAACAAATAAACAAATAAATGAGTAACACAGTTTTAAATCTAGAGAAGCGTGATGCATTGGCTGAACCAATGTTTTTCGGCACACCCCTTGGAATCCAACGTTTCGACGTGGTTAAATATCCAGAGTTTGCAAAGTCCGTAGAGACACAATTTTCCAACATGTGGAACCCAAAGGAGATAGGTATGGCATCAGACCTAGCTTGTTATGAATCACTCTCAGATACCGAGAGATTCATCTTCGAGACAAATCTTCGATTCCAGACAGCGGGTGATTCACTACTTTCCAGAAGTATTGAAGCAATCAAACAACATGTCACAAACTCAGAACTTGAGTACGCAATGAACTGGTGGGGTCTTATGGAGAATATTCACTCCGAGAGTTACACCCACGTACTACAAGGGATCACTAAAGATCCTACACCATTCTTCGATTCTATTCTAGAAGACACAGAACTGGTTGAACGTATGCAGACCATCATCAAACCCTTCAATGACCTTCTTGAAGATAAGGAAGGTGACTGTAAGCGCACGAAATTATTCAAAGCGGTGTTGGCACTACAAATTGCTGAAGGTGTTCTATTCTACACATCATTTGCATGTAGTTTCTTCTTCGCTAAGAACGGTAAGATGACCCAGAACGGTAAGATCATTTCTATGATTAAGCGTGATGAGTCAGAGCACCAATCAATCACACAGAACATACTCAAGAGAATGCGCGAAGATCCGTCCGAGGGGTTCCAAGATATCGTAAAGGCTCATGAACAATTCGTTTATGATTCATACGAGGTTGCACTTGATGGTGAAAAGAAGTGGGGTGATTACTTATTCTCTAAGGGTGAGATGGTCGGACTTACTAAAGCATCTCTCCATGGCTATGCTGAGTGGAATGTTCGTGGTCGTTTGAGATCCAATGGTTATGATCCATCAAAGTTTGCTTACCCACTAGCAGAACAGAATCCTATTTCATGGTTGGTTAAATTCCTTGACTCAAGTCGTGTACAGGCGGCACCTCAAGAGATCGAGAAGACTGATTATAAGAAGATGGGAACTGTAAACAATCTTGGTAGTTCGCTTAAGACATTAAAATTCTAAGTTTATTACCAACTTAGCTTGACACTGATTTAAAACTGTGCTAATCTAAGTATGTCACCAGCTACAGGAAGGATATATATAATTCAGTCGGGATCACCCTTCGGGGCATCCCCGATCCAACAACCTTCCTAATACGGTGACTATAAATAAAACGCCCAGCCACGGCTGGGTTATATTATAAAACTGAAGTCGAAAGACATTGGGGGTTCGAGTCCCTCACTTCCCACTCGACGGGAAGTTGGCGAAATTGGTAGACGCATCAGATCAACTCATCCAATTCGGGCGTTTTATTTATATTCAGATCAAATGAAAACAGTTCCTCAGCTAAGTGTATGTTATTTATATTCAAAACACACATACCCAATTCGGGGAGTTGTTTTCATTTGATTTAAGAGAACGTCTATCTCTGGGACGGTACTCCGTTACCAGTAGCGTCTTGTTATAAAGATAATGTCAAAACAGTTGTTGACAATATGATCAAACCTGTTAAAGTAATTGTGTCACCAGCTAAGAGAGTGTTATTTAAATGAAATCAAAACACACACACTCTCAATACGGTGGCTATAAATATGGCATTCAGCTAGGTATAAGTTAAACTATTAAACAATTGGTCACAGGTTCAAATCCTGTCATCTCAGCCTTATGGGATGTAGCTCAGTCTGGTAGAGCAGTTGATACAACTTGTACGATTCGGGTGCCATATTTATATCCTTCAACATAAACAACAAACACCACTAACTAATGTTACTATCCGAAAACGCAGTATATGTTCAGCCTTCTAAGTCAGCTCGTAGTAAGAGCAACTCAGTTAAAATTGCTAACCTGCTCTCTATTGAGTTAATGAACTACGGTATTCAGCTAAGTGCCGACCTTCGTAATTCAATTTCCAAGCTTAATGCCAAGGACGCTCAGTCAGTAGCTACTGAGATCCTTAAGGCTAACACCATGGGTAGTCTAACACCACCACTTTTCCGTAATTGGGAACAGCGTAATGCGTTCACCACTGGGGAGATCATTGTGCAACTCTTTGCATACGTATTCCAAATCTCTGGTAATGATCTTTATGATCCAGAGTTCCTCAACAACCTTGACCGTGATTTTGATTACACCAAGACGCTCAACCTTGCTACCAAGGATGACGCAACCAAGAAGTTCAGCACTCTTGCAACCACACGAGTGCCACTCGACATGGCTTCTATGCAACTTGTAGTACAACTTGCTAAGACACTTCCTTTGGACAACTGTGAACGTATCTTCTCTGATGAAGTTCGTGTGGCTGTTATCGACGGTGATGGCGGTTGTGACTTTAAATCTTTCAAAGGGCGACCAACTGACGTTCTTAAACTCTTCGCACTCCGCAAGAATCAAAACACTCTCGACATGAAACTACCTGTCGATGTCAAATTTGACGCCCTCTCATGGTCTGAGAGAATCAAAACACTTGAGTTCCTTGAGTCCTTCGGTTTCGAATATCTATCTGAAGAGATGGGTAAGAACCGTGGAGCTTGGTCTAAGTTCTTCAACCACATTCATGCTTTCGGGCAGAAGGGTTGGAGTAATAGATTCCCTAATTTCATGATGGCATCAATGGCATCCGTTCAACGTAATATTAGTCTAGTAGATAAGAAGACCGTCAAAGGTTTCTCAGAACTAATACTTAGTGGTGGCGTTGAAGTGGTTTCTAATAAGTTTGTTTACCGTACATTCGCTTCCCGTGTAGAATCAACACTCAAAAACTACAAGACATTTGATCAAGTGGTTGCAGTGTTTGGTAACAAGGGTTCTTATGTTCTCAACAACTTGACCTCTATTTCTAACAAGATCAAGAAGGCAGACTCTCGTAAGTTTGTGGAGCTTGTTCGTGGGTTTCTTACCAATGCACCAGTCAAAACTCTGTTCTCTATTCTATCTATCGATGTGAATGCAGAGTGGCGTGTGATTGATGTTAAGGGTAGCACCAAGATCGAAACTGCCAACTATAGTTCTGTCATTGGTGACATCCAAGGTGACATCAAGATCGCCCTACATGAGCGTTTCGGGTTCGAGGGTAAGGTAACAGTCGATAAAGAGCTTGCGACACTAGGTGTGCCATTCTTGACCACTAGTTCACAACTTAGCCGTGGTACTCGTTACTCATTCACTGATGACGAATATCTCTACTTCTTCATGAAGTGGATTCAGCCAGAGAATCGGACTACAGATCTTGACCATAGCCTTCTTTACTTCGATGCGGATTGGAATTCACAACACGTTTCATTCTCTCGTCAAGTTGATACATTCATCCGACATGGTGGTGACATCACCAGTGCGCCAGCCCCACATGGTGCCAGTGAATACTCACGAGTTGATCTCAAACTAATCCCGAAAGCTGTTAAGTACATCGTACCATCAGTGTTCGTATATAGAGGTACTAAACTTTCATTGAATGATGAGGCATATGCAGGATTCTACTTCGGTGATAACGATTCGTTCTCCCTTAAACAGGAACACACACGTTACGACTTCACTCAGCCATCAGGGTTTAACGTACCATTCATCATCGACGTTGAGAATCGCGAGATTGTAGTGGTGGATTATAACCAAGAGACCTCTGGTAATGTTGTTCAGTCTGCTGTATGTGATATCAAGAACCTCATCAGTGCTACGAATTCTAAGAACTACATCACCGTTGAGGATCTAGCAGAGATTCTATCTGGTGATAAGGATACCACATCCTTAAATATCTCAAACGATAGTGGCGATGGTATAGTAGCACCACAGGATTTATTCTCACTGTTCGCATAAGACTTACAAAAATTCAACCCTCATACCTTAAGTGGTGTGGGGGTTTTTTATTGACACAAACCGCCAAATATAGTAAGGTCTCTCCACAGATGAATATACCCGTAGAACCACAGAACACAGTGAAGTCCAATAATTTCGAGACTTCAGAGATGACCATCGAACTTGGTCAGATTAATATGGTAGCCCAGATTGTTAGGGATAAGATTTATACTGATAAACCCATGGCACCAGTTCGAGAGTATGGGTGCAATGCACTTGACGAACACCTAAAGCATAATGTTGGAAGGATGGTCGAGTTCACTATTGATGATATTAAAAGTACATTCAGCGTGAGGGACTTCGGTCTAGGACTTAGTAATGATTTTGTAATGAAAGTCTACGGCATGATAGGTAAGACCACTAAGAAGGATGACGACACCCAGACTGGTGGGTATGGTCTAGGCTCTAAGTCTGGACATGCTTACGGTGATCAGTTCACTATCACGTCATACTACGGCGGTAAGAAGACTGTATACATTGCCATCCTTGAAGGAGATGGTGTACCAATTGGTGTGATCAACAAGGTTAGTGTAACAGACACTGATGAACCAACTGGTGTTGAGATCTCACTACCTATTAAAGATGGTGAACTACCCTCATTCAAAGATCGCATGTCAACATTCCTTAAGGGTGTTCGTACTGACGTTGTGTACAATGGTGAGGTTCATAATGAAAGACACCCAACGGTTGAAGGCCATAGCCACATCCACCACAGTGCTTCCCATGTTAGAATGGGTGATGTTATCTATAAGATTGATTTCCCTACACAGTTCACCAAGAACAATATTCCTATCACAATCGATGCACCGTTAACCTCTCTAACATTCCCCCCAAGCCGTGAGTCTATCGATAACACACCACACAACCAAAAGGTTATAGATGACATTATCAATGAGTACATGGCTATTGAGGATCTAAAATTTAAAGAGTTGCTTAAGACTGAGAAGGTGAACACACTACTCAAACTTGCCACATCAACCCAGACATACAGGTATCTTGTAACTCTCAATAACTATGTTAAAGACGGTCTTACTATATCAACCAAGACTCAACTTGGTTATGTGATGGCAAATAATGATATACTTATGAGCTATATGGATCAGCGTGATGGTTATGAAGTTTTCAAACATAATCGTGATCAGAACGCTAAACCTAAGAAGATGGAACTTAGTACGATTGAGATGACTAACTTCTTCATATCTAAAAGGCGGTGTGGTGTACCACTATCTAACGAGATCGTTAAGCACTATGATAAAGACGATCTTAAATATGACAAATACTGTACAGAGTTCTCGGTTATATATGAACACAAAGGTAACCAAGAATTCATCACAGAGCTTCGCAAGGTTCTAGAGTGTCGTGATCTTGATGAAGACGTGTACATTAAAACCAATGTTACCAGAGCCGCAACCAAAGCTCGTAGAGGTAAGGTAGAGTTCAGTAAACTTAATAAAGTAGAGTATGGTAGAATTAGAAATAATGATACCGACATCAATTCTCTTGTTAAGTCATACCCATTATTCTACTCCGACTGGCAGGATTATTCCAGACGTACAAAACAACCTTACTATAAACTCACCAAGGTACAATTTGAATACCTAAAATCTAAGGGTTATAAGATGGTTCATATGACTAATATGAATGATACACTAAAACAGATGGTGTATGATAAGTCTACCAAGCTAGAACGTTTCCAGTATGCTAAGTATAGGTTCATAGAAAAGTCTGATGTTCGTAAACATTTTGCCAAGGGTGTTATGTTTAAGCAACCTAGATATAAGAAATCATTTGATGCATTCAAAGATATTGATTATGATGAGTCTGTTGAGTATAAGAAGTTTATTGACATTCTAGGTAGAGTGAGTGATAATATATTACCTTCTTGGAAAGTTCGAGCAATGAAAAGGCTCGCAGGTTTCAACGGTGCTACAGAACACAAAGAGGCAATGGATATAATTTTACACGCAAAATAATATGAAGAAAACAGAATACGCTTATAGCAATGGTGGCGTAACAATAATCAATATGCTAACAGGGGAACCCACCTCGTTCGAGTCGGGGTCTAAGGACTATGATTTTGTATTGGAGAACATCGATGACGATGATCAACTATATAGAATCGTTACAGAAGGTATCGAACAATTCTTTGAAAAGGAGTTGGTCAACATCTTTGATGAACACAAGGACTTTATCATGGTGGCTGGTCACAAAGTGAAGAACCACCTTGTATCAACTTGGATCGATATCCGACACAAGGGTGGTGATACCCAAGCGTATGAACTATTCCTTGAGAACCTAGCTCGTAATCCATCAGCCACATCCATCAAGGAATTGGTAGACTTCCTATCACACGGGGGTTTCCCTATCACTGAAGATGGTTGCTTCCTAGCATACAAGGGAGTCCAAACAAATGGTTGGAGTGTTAAAGGTAACTTGGACACCGTGGTGTTAGAGGGTGATACCAACTCAAAGGGTCAGATCAACAACGTACTAGGGGGTACCATCCGTATCAAACGAGCATCATGTGATGATGACCGTAAGAAGACATGTAGTTTTGGTGTCCACGTTGGTACTTTTAACTATGCATCTAACTGGGGTGATCGACTTGTACTGGTCAAGGTCAATCCAGAAGACGTGGTGTCTGTACCAGTTGATGGTTATGAGAAGCTCCGTTGTTGTGCCTATAGTGTCGAGAAGCTTTATGGTAAGGCTGAGGGTGAATTAGAACAATCAACTGCTAACATCGTTGAAGGTGAGATTGTCACCGCTGACACTGCTGTAACGGTTGCTGATATGGTCAAACTGGCGATTTATGAATACAACTGCTTCAAGGTGTGTGACGTAGAAATGTGGGTCCGTTGTGAGTATAGTATAGCACTCAACGAGGTTCAAATCATCAATGCTGTTAAGGAATTGGGTATGCGCGTTGTCGGCGTTGACACGATTCTGGTCTAGCCCTCACATTTGAGACAAACGTTTGTTTGAATACCCTCTGAAATGGGGGGGGGGGGTATTCTACTCAACTAAAGAGTATTGACGAATATGACGAATTGGCTAAATAGAATTATGAGTAGGTTTTTAGATGCGATAGGGAAGGTGAGAGATCACAAAGATGAAGTGATATTACAGGAAATGCCCGAAATAGCAAAGGTACAGGATTTCGATATGAGTAGTGTATATACTAATATGAAGAAAGACCTTGTAGAGGTAGGAGACTTCGAGATATACAAGATCATGAAATCTGATAAGGGTGAGTATATACACGAATTCCTAGTAGATTCCAAGGGTAAGCCTGTATTGTATAGCTCTTATCAACACTCTGAAGGGTTTGGAATATTCGAGAAGAGTGTATACCAGCACAATAGCACGGTAGGGTTGGCACGTAGGTTCTATGTACACTACCTTATACCTAAGTACAACGTAATCATTTCTGATGAACAACTCTCAGAGGCAGGGTTCAAGTTTTATGAGAAACTATTTGACAGTTTGACCATTAAAGTGTTGGATACCACCACAAAGCAGGTGGGGTCACTAGACTCTGTTGATGAGATGGATGAATATTTCACAATGGGTTCTAGTAGATATCGATTCATGCTAACCAAAAAGTAATTAACAATATGAGTAAATTTAATAAATCAATCCAAAAGGTAACCGAGGCTACCTCTACCACACCAACATCAACACCATATGGTTCATCCGAAATTTCATCGACCACCGATGCCGCACGATTTTCACAAGCACAGGAAAGTGCAATGAACAAACGAGTTGGTGATAAAAACCAAGTTGATGTCCTAAGTGAATCAGAGGCTCAAGACATTCTTAATGGTGGTGGTAAGCTTTACCTCTCATCTGATAACACCACTGGCGCATATCTAAAGGCTGATGGTTACATGGGCGGTCTCTTTAAAGACCCTACAGCTAACCGTACAGGTGCTGCAAAGGTCTTACAGCAGATTCGTCGGGATGATGGTGGCTACTTCTTCGATGCCTATGCTACACACCTTGAGGATATCTACATTAAGAATGACTTCAGACCTGTTGCTCGTCTAGACTTCGTCAAAGACTATGCACCAGTAGGTTGGGATGATGAAGGTTCATCCTTATCAACCCGACCAGATGTGGCATTCTTTATCTATGACCCAGTAACTAAAGGTGTTAAAGGTGAAGGTCAGCGCATGACCGATTGGGATGAAGCTTATGAGTTGGCTAAAACCACTGGTAGATAAATTATGAAACTAATCATAGCTGGCGGTAGAGAATATAAATTTACACCCAGCGACATAACACGCCTCGATGAAATTCGGGGCGTTTTTAGTGAGGTGGTGTGTGGTTGTGCTCGTGGTGCCGACACCGAGGGTAGGTTATGGGCTGAGTCCCGTGGTGTGCCAGTAGTGGAGTTCCCTGCTGACTGGAAGAGGCTTGGTAAATCTGCGGGGTATATACGCAACCAAGAGATGTCAACGTATGCTGACGGGGTTGTACTGTTCAAAGGTGGTAATGGCACCGATCACATGTTTAGGATAGCCACCAAGGACAAGCTACACATATGGGACTGGCGAGAAGATGACGAAGATCCCTTTTTGTTGTTGACGTAAAACTAAAAGTGGTGTATCTATTCATACATGAATTGGCAACCAATTAACACCGCACCCCCTAATGCAATCTTTCTAGTATCTGGGGGTGGTGATTTTGCTGTAGCTGAACTGAGTTGTGGTACACTACTACCTGCGGGTGGTTTGGTACCCAGCTATGATCAAGGTTGTAGTATCGAGTTCGATTTCGTACCTACACACTGGGCACACATTACATCATCACCAACAGACTAAACTTATGAGACGGCAAATTAAATGGATCAGTGAACTGGGTGGTAGTTTCGATACCCCTAAAGAGGCATTCGATGATGAGGGGCGGTTGCCTAGTATCATCGCTACATATGAGGCTGACCTAGTCAAGATGGAGACTACTGGTGAATTTAATGGCAGCACCGATGATATCGAAGGGTGGATTGACACATGGAAAGATGCCATTGCTATTTATAAAGCAAAATGGGTGAAGGCTAGACCTTTGGGTCTTGACAAATTTACAGAACCAGAATAGCATACCGATATGAAATTAGATTCATGGCACGTTAACCTTTATAAGAAACTTACAGATTATAAGAAACTTACAGATTGTAAGAACCTACCCAGAACCTACCCCACCTACATACTAATGTGGTGTGGGTCGGTAATAACATATCCACTATTATTTGTATTATCACACGCAGTTGCTTTACAATGTGCATTGTTTGGTGTGTTATTCAATAATGACATCAGTACTATGAGCGGTACGCTGGACTATTATAGAGATATGTATAAGATGTTATTCAAAGGTGATCTATGCAGTGACGGTGGTGGGGAATGGGAATGTATATGTTTAATCTATGGTGCAGTCATGACAGTTTTAACTATAATGCTCATGATTAATGTCCCGATACTACTAACCATACCAATTAGTATATTAATTTCCAAGGTCTTTATATGCTGGATTGTAAAGATAATTTATAACTCAACACAAATCAAATGGAAATAAATATGGATAAACCAGAACACAGGCTCAGAGAGTCAACAGGCGATCAATTTTATGATCGAGCAGTAGGTATCTTAATAGGCTTTAAGGAAGTATTAGAAGCCCGAGATGGTCACATTGATATCATCACTGTACAGGCAGCGGTAGAGGAAATGAAAACCCTAAAAGAAATCAAACAAAATGGATGAAACACAAATAACAATGGATGATATGTTCAAACCCTCACCAAATGAGGGTAAGATGTTCACAGGGGTTCAGTGCCCTAAAATGTTGGAGACTTTAAAATACGTACAAGAGTTCGTAGATAAAATGAAATCCACGTCGAAGTCTACTGAGAAGATTGAGATCCTAAAAGACCTAGGTAAAAATCATATGGTTCAGAAGGCTCTAGTGTTCACACAAGACCCTTTCCGTAAGTACCATCTAAAGTCTTCCAAGTGTCGTAAAATGGATCACCTTTGTAATCCCTCTTATAATAACCTATGGGATTTGCTCTATATGCTAACTGAGCGGCGTATCTCGGGTAATGATGCTTGTGCAGCCATGAATGGTTTCGTCAGTATATACCCAGAATATGAAGAAGTCATCTTCAGTATATTGGATAAGAATATGAAGATCCGTTCTTCAGAGTCTACTATCAACAAGATATATCCTAAGCTGATCCCTACGTTCAAAGTGGCACTAGCACAGCCGTTCAACCCTAAGAGGGCAAATTGGGCGACTGAGACGTGGTATGGGTCGCGTAAGCTTGATGGTGTACGTTGTATTGTAATCTATAATCACGAGCTTCAGACCATCAAGGCATTGTCTCGTGAGGGTAATGAGTTCGAAACGCTACAGGTTGTTAAAGATGACATCCTAGCACTAGGTCTAACCGAGAGTATGGTGTTCGATGGTGAGATTTGCATCATGGATGTTAACGGTGATGAGGACTTCTCAGCCGTCATGAAGGAAATCAAATGTAAGGATCACACCATCAAGAAACCCAGATACATTCTGTTCGATTGCCTAACCATGAAAGAGTTCGAGGACCTAACAAGTGTCCGTATCCTATCTGAGCGCATCAAATTCCTAAAGGATGTTATATTTCTAGGTGGGGACAACTCTGGTTGTCTAACAGTACTAGAACAGGTGGTAATCACTGATGAAGCCTGTATTGCTGAACTTGTTGATGATGCAGATAAGCGTGGTTTTGAGGGTATCATGGTTCGTAAGAATACTGTGTATGAGGGTAAGCGATCATACAATCTTCTTAAAGTTAAGAAGTTTCATGATGCCGAATACAAAGTGGTGGGTGTTGAAATTAATGAATCATACCGAATTGTCAAGGATGGTAAGGAGATTGAAGAGCCATTACTAGCTAAGGCGGTCATCATACATAAAGGCACTGAGGTTGGTGTTGGTTCTGGTTGGTCGCAAGATCAACGTAGAAACTTCTATCACAACCCAGACCTTCTTATAGGTAGAACCATTACGGTTCAATATTTTGAAGAGACCAAGAATTCCAAGACTGGTAAATACAGCCTTCGCTTCCCCGTAGTAAAACATATTTGGGATGCATTGAGGGACATTTAGTATTGTAAGGATTGGCTTCTTAGGTAATTAGATATATGAGTAAGGATCTAATCAAGGTAAGAAACCCATCAATTTACCATGGTGGTTCTGTTGTACCTCGCAACAGGACCCCATTTGAAATGGCTGATGATATTTTCTGTACTTACCGAAATGCCACCACAACACCTTATCAGACATATTCACCATACAGCTCAACTACGTCAAACCTAAGCGATCTAGTAAATAAGGCTTCTATCAAGTGTGGTGAAGATGGTGAATACGAGAGTCGGCACATATATAAATGCCATGAAGATATTCACGGCAATACATATCTCCTATTCAAGCATGATATAACCGCCTCAATAACTCATAAGAGGAATTCACTAGGCACTCTACATGTTATAGGTGCTGACGGTATAGAGTTCGAAATTCTGTTCGGGACGCTGGTTATACCACAGGGCGAAACCGTGAAGGACGTACAAGTGTTTTATGATAAAGTTGTTATCATAACAGACACTAACATATGGCTAGGTGAGAGCGGTTCTAGAAACTTCTTCAGTATACCGTATGTATCATATGTACAGACAACCTTCAAGGATGGGAATGTGTATATACTGCACGACCCAAAAACTGAAGATATATATGATATATCAAAGTTTGATGGTAATGATATAGTACCAGTAACAACCACACCGCTTAATGATATTATAACATCTTCAAGTATGACGGTTAAGGATAACCGTATAGAATTAATTTATATTAACACAGATTGTGGGTTTCTAACAACCAGCGAATACGACTTATTAGAAGATAAATGGAATGGGTTCCTACTCATGAACATGCATTATGAGATCATAGGTGTCCATGATGATTCTAAAAAATGGTATGTATATTATGAAAGTAATACATTCCCTAATAGAGTTGGTGGTTTATGTATAGACTTTAACTTTGAAAAACCACCAGTGGTGGATGGTTCAGAGTGTGGCACTACTGAAGATATAAGTATAATTTTTGATGAAATTGCTTTACCATGTCCAGATATTTCATGGGCACTTAGTTCTGTTAACACTAACGACTGGGTGGAGCATAGTACACATGATATAGAGCTTAGAGTGCAAACTTCTGTGACCTGTCTTAGTGGTACTAATAATGATATTCAGCAGGGTATTGCATTAGGAACTATAGAAGTTCCTGCGGGTCAGTATATCACTTTAGGATGGGAGCTTGAGGGGGTTGTAGAGACACAGGATACGGGATTTGATTTAGCATCTTATAGTGTCAATGGGGATGTCATTGCCCTTATAGAATCACAAGGTGATAGTGGTGAATGTGAACCATTTACGGTAATTAAGACGGGTACGACTATACTTCCAGAAGGTACAAATATTTTACAAGTTTTGTATGATACAGTTGATTACAAATACCATACTGAAGAATTCGGTGTAAGATTTACAATAACTTCATGTGGTGTATTAGAAGAGGAACCAGACGTAACATCATATTATGTTTGTAGTAGTGGTTTAACTACAACAATAACAGGTAGTTTAAACATTGGACACTTCGAGGGGTACTTCTACCTCTTTGGTGAACAGACGTTGATGACTCTCACATGGGATGGTAATGAATGGCAATTAGATACTAGTGGTGGTAGTTTTAGCGATCCAGTATCGTCCGACAGGAACGATCCGACAGGAACGACCCGACAGGGTCTGACGGTCAAGAAGGTCTCACAGTGGTAGCTGATTCATTGGAGTGTATTAGTCCACCACTTACAGGCTGTGCAGGATTTGATACAACCTCATACTTCATCAGCCCAGAGAACCCTATTAGTGGGGTAAATGATTTTTGTATAGAAGTAGTAGGTGATCACACCACTGGTATATTTACCGATGGAGGTTTTTGGTCTATCGAATGGGATGGTGTAAGTGGATAGGTCATGTTAGATCCTGTAGCGGGTAGTGATATACCAGACCCTCACGGTAATGAAAAGGGTGAATATTGTCCAGAGGGTATATATTCATTCTTACAGGCTAGTGGTAATAATAACAATAACCAAATTGTAACTTCGACATGTCCATTCGATGTTAACATATAGGAATATAATGCAAATTTAACATGGTATGATATCAATGGTGATTTTGAATCATCAGAAGTTGTAACTATGACAGGGTCAACCCTAAACGGTGAATACTTCGGTGCCACAGCACTAGGTGATGATGTTTCACTATACTGGGATGGTAGTAAATGGATTGTTGAAATGATGATGCCTACACCACCATATACACCACTAGACGTTGGTTCAATTATTAGGAATGATGCATTGGGTAATTATACACCAAGTGCCCCCTCTGGTGCATTCCCTAGATGGGAGGCTGATATTGTATTACCTTAATCTAGTATGACATCGATACGCTCCAGTACACGTTTATATGTACTCGGAGCCGTATCAGTCTTTCTATTAGGGCTGATCATCTGGTGTGTTATAATATCCCTCTTCTTAATACCAAACTTCTTCATGAGATACACACACTTGTGGGCGCATGAATCTATTTCTACATCACTAGCATGTCTCTTACGAGTATTACCCCAGAACGCGACACCTATGGAATGACTATTTAAACCATTAATACCATCCCACTTGGATACACCAGCGTGCCAAGCCTTTCTGGTATTTCGAACAAACTGTGTTCTATTCCCGTCAGCATCTATAAGATAGTGGTAGCTAACCTTAGACACAGGGTCTTGAATCCACGATACACCGCCGATGTATGAACCTTCTGAGTCGTGGAGTACGATATACTTGGGGGTTATGCTGCCGCTCTGGTGAGGACTACGTTTGAATACTTCTTTATAAGGGTCAGATTTTGACACAACAACTTTAGGCTTAGTAACAACAGGTGGTGTGGTCGATTTGCGGGTTTTGAACAGACCTTTGAATAGTTTTAGAAAAATGTTCATATTAATAATTATACATTAACCCTTGTAATTGTATAAACAGTGTGTATAATCATTGAACATGATAGATGAAATAAGGAAATCAACGGTAAATGCTTATCAAAAGTTATGTCAAAGATTGAAAATACCCAACTGGCAGAAGGAGGTTTTCATGGGGAATGCTATGGAAATCCTAGTTAAGCTTGAGAAAAGAGTCGAAGAACTTGAGAAGGCTAATAAGTCACTCAAAGAAGAACTCAACAATAAAAAAGATAAATCGTAACATGTCAGTATTAGATACACTATGGTTTGAGAAATACAGACCTAATAAATTAGATGATCTCATTCTTGACCCAGAAGTCAAGAAGCGTATACAGAACTTCGTAGATGCTAAAGCCATCCCACATCTTCTATTGGTGGGTAGTGCAGGTATTGGTAAGACTAGTCTAGCCAAGATACTTATCGATGAGGTATTAAACTGTGAAGCACTAACTATCAATGCCTCGGATGAAGGGGGTATCGATACCATTCGTACCAAAGTGAAGGATTTTGCCAGTTGTGTATCCTTCGACGGTGGTCTTAAAGTCGTAGTATTTGGAGAGGCTGATGGCTTATCCAAAGCTGCACAAGATTCACTCAAGGAAATCATCGAGGATTGCTCGGGTACAACTCGTTTCATATTCACAGCCAATGATATATCTAAGTTGTCCGAGCCTATTGTCAGCCGTTGTCAGAGGTTTGATATTAAATTCTCTGAGAAGTCCTATGTTAAAGCTTGTGCAAATGTTCTCAAGACAGAGGGTGTGACGTTTGTACCAACGGATCTACTAAAATTGCTTCGATCATGTTATCCAGACTTTCGTCTAGCCATTGGCGAGATGCAGTCTAATGTTATCGATGGTGCGTTTGTATTACCAGATAAGGTCAATATCAGTTTTGCAGGGGAGTTGTGGGAAATGATCAAACAGAACCCACCAGAGGAGGTCAGAGCATTCTGTATTAACAATCCGTCTAAATTCAGTGATCATTGCTCATTAATGATAGACCTTGTTAAACATGCATCAATACATTTCGATATATCAGAGACGAGAAAACTCGTCCTTATATTGAACGAGTTCCTTGTAAAAGACTCAGCGGTGGTTAACAAAGAGATTAACTTCTTCTGTTGTCTTATATCTATTTGTGAATTGTATTAACTATTTATTCTCGGCCTTCAAAGGTTCTGGCTCACCGTTGCGATCACTCTTATTAGTGTGCTTCCATGAGTCAGGAATCGAAGGTGGTTGGGCATATCCTATAACTTTAAGATGTTTAACTGGTACAGTGATTTTGCGTGGGTATAGACCACTAGCCATTTCCTGCCCAATGACAACTGAAAACGTATTAGGTTGATTGCGACCATCTTCAGCAGTAGAACTAACAACTTCAAGAACTTTAATATTTAGATCATCAGCCTTGAATTCTTCAAGTTCTTTGATATAATCTTCAGTAGCACCATCAACCTTAGTATCAAGAATTTTAACATAGTCTTGGATTTGGATACCACCAAAGTTAAATCTGTCTAGTGTGTGTTCGAACAATGCTTGGAAATGCTTCATACTACTAATTATATTACCAGTTGACTATTATAAACAAAAACACTATTTAAAATTACATTATGTATAAACCGAAAAAGACGATCACACCAAAGAGTGGGTCAAAAACAGAGACGATCCTCAAATTCCTATTAGGAACGGGTGGAAACGCAGACTATAAGTCATACATCGAAATTGCTGATACCATCACCGATGCCACAGGTGTTGTTATCAACCGAAGAGTAGTATGTAATGCCGTATTGCGATACAACGAAGGATTATTCATTGTAGATGGTAAGACCGTCGAAGACACTGGTAAGCTTTCACCTCTTGATAAGAAACCCAAAGCTTCTCAAGATCTAAACACTTCATATGGGTGTACAGACTCTGTTAGTAATATTGAACATGATGAGTCTATTGATGTTGTGATCGATGAAGAATCATCCAACCCAGAAGATGTTAAAACCTTCAAACAGATTTGTATCGAAGAGGGTATTGACCCAGCAGATGCGGCGGGTGGTTGGGTTAAGACTAAGAATCTATCGGTTCGTATCAAAACCAAGGAAGATACCTCAGATGAATTGGGTAAGTTGTTAGATGCAGCCGAGGAACTTATCAATAAGGATTTCTGGCACGTTGCACCGAGGTTGAAAGCGAAGGGTAGTAATATTGGTGTGGTGCATATTAGTGACCTACATTTGGGTGCATGGGTTAAGGGGTTGGTCAAGACACCCGACTATGATTTGAACATCCTTAAGAATAAACTATTGGATGCAGTTGATACTGTTAATGCAATGGGGTACGCAGAAGTACATGTTAATTGTTATGGTGATCTCATTGAGGGGTTTGGTTCAAATCACCCCAACTCTTGGAAAGAGATGGAAAATGGAATTCATGGTGTCGAGGCTATTAAGTTGGTACACCAAGTGTTCACTGAGTTCTTCCTTGATCGTATCAACAACATCGCCAAAGTTAATATGGTTGGTGGAAATCATGATAGAACCACCGAAAACAATAAGGAGGACACGAAGGGTGGTGTAGCAGATCTTGTGGCTGCTATGTTGCGCCTCAGTGGTTATGACGTTACATTCTCTCCACTAGTGGTACCTGTAGAAATTGATGGTATTATGTATATCATGCTACATGGTGATAAGGGCGTGTCTAAGCGTTCTACCTCTGATATCATCTGTAGTTATGGTAAGCTTAAGAAGCCTGTTATCGAACATGGTAAGATCGTTGAGAAGAAGATGTTTAACTTCGTGTTAGAGGGTCATCTCCACTCACGCATCCAGCGAATGAGTGCTGGTGCTATCGATAAGTTTAAGATCGTCACTGATGATTCTATTGATATGCGTAGACAGGTTCTACCATCCATCTTCACAGGTAACAGCTACTCTGAGGATAACAATTGGTTCTCAAACAGTGGTATTGTAATCACACATAATAACGGACGTGGTGTCCCTTGTGTACTAGACCTCCCAATATAATATTCATAATTATTTTAACCAACCATCCAGAATTTAGTTGTTTTGTGTGGTTGGTTACATAATTAATTATATGTCTAAAAGAAAAACTAGAGAAGAATGGGTTGATAGGTTTGTTGAAATACATGGTAGTAAATATGATTATTCAAAGGCTGAGTTTAAGACTGCGGTTGATAAAATATCTATAGGTTGTTGTGTTCATGGGAACTTTACCCAAACCCCCCATGACCATGCGAGAGGTAGGGGTTGTAAGTTATGTGGTTATACCAAATCTATTAGTGATTGGTTGGATGATTTCAAAATGGTACACGGTGATTTGTATGATTACACAAATTCCGAGTTTAAAGGGTTTCGCGTTAAAATAAGTATAGGTTGTAGTAAACACGGTATATTCAAACAAAGTCCTAATGCCCATAAAAGTGGTAAAGGGTGTCCAAAATGTTCGATAAAAATTTCAGATGATTGGTTGGATGATTTCAAAATGGTACACGGTGATTTGTATGATTACACAAATTCCGAGTTTAAAGGGGGTCGCGTCAAAATAAGTATAGGTTGTAATAAACACGGTATATTCAAACAGACACCCACATCTCATAGAGGGGGTAATGGGTGTCCTACATGTAGTCATATTACTAGAACGGCAGTACTTACAAAACCTCACGCCATATACTTATTAGAATTTGTTGAAATTCATGGTGATTTATATGATTATAAAAATTCTGATATAACAAGTAGCCACAATCCAATATCTATAAGTTGTTCTAAGCATGGTGTTTTCCTGCAAAGCCCCCACAATCATAAAAAAGGGCACGGGTGTCCTACTTGTAGATCAAGTAAGGGGGAGAAAATAGTTAGGGGTATATTGGGTGATAACAATATCAAGTTTGTCGAACAGAAACGGTTTGATGGTTGTGTTAATAGGAAGTGTTTACCATTTGATTTCTACACAGAGTGTGGTAAACTTATAGAATATCAAGGAAAACAACACAGGGAATCTGTTAAACACTTTGGTGGGCTGGATCAACTTAAGAAACAACAGCGTAATGACGCTATTAAGAGAGAATACTGTAAAACTAACAACATACCATTACTGGAGGTGTGGTTTGATGATAAAGATCCAGAACAAACAATTAAAGATTTTCTAAACAATAATTAATATGAAACTAAAAGAATGGGCACGACAAGAAGGTGTCAATTACAGAACAGCAGTCGATTGGTTCCATGCAGGTAGGCTACCTGTTAGGGCTACACAGTCTATATCGGGTACTATCACCATAGACCCACCAACAGCATACATTTATGCTAGGGTTGATAACGAGGATCAAGATATACAACACCAAATAGATACAGTTGATGTATTCTGCAAGGTTAATAAATGGGATTATAACCTTGTCATAGAGGATGTAGCTCCCAATACAGACGAATCCAGAGCGGGGCTTGATAAACTACTATCACTGAAAGATGCTAGGGTGGTGGTTCTCAAAGGGGAAGTATTAGCACACAGTGGTGTAACGTACATTGAAAAGTGTATTACCAATAATGGTGGACAATTGATAATAATGGGGTAATATAGTATTATGGATAAAAAATTAAAAGGTGCTTGGATGACTAATAACCCCAAATCCCTATTGTCATGGTATCCTAGACGGGCAGTATTGCTCCGCGAGGGTTCTCCCAAGGCAACCAGTGAATACACCGTAGAGGAATTCAAGGCTATGGGTATGGTAGGAATATACCTAGACGAAGATGTGGAAGATCTTAGTAGCATGAAAATGTGTACTAACAGGAATGAGTATATGAAGAATTTAAGAGAAAGAGGATTATGAGTAAATTTATGGAAAGTATAAAAAAGGTTGAGGACACCACTAGTGGTTATACTCAAGAAATGTCGGATTGGTCTGAAGCCAGAACAAGTAAACACATTGGTTTTGTTAGAGGGTTTATTGATAAACTCCCCGACATGATACCTAGTGAGAAGGAAGATCGAAAGCGAAATCACGACCAATCCAAGTTTAAGTCACCAGAGTACGAACCGTATATTTGGATAAATTGGAAGTATAAGTGCCTCGATGACGGGGTTAATTTCGACGACTACAACCCACCAAGTGATTTAGCCGACCAGATGAACACCGCGACTCATCATCATATTACTAACAATACTCACCACCCCGAGTATCATTCACCAGATCAAACCGATCTACTCAATCGTGATGATCGTGATAAACCACCCGAGAAAATGGTTGATGCTACGGCAATGCCAGATGGTGACATCATGGAAATGTGTTGTGACTGGGCTGGTATGAGTCAAGAGCGTGGTGGTGATCCAAGTGATTGGGCTAAGAAGAATGTGAATGTCAGATGGAAATTTGATAAGGAACAGGAGGCTTTGATCTACTCCACTTTGGATGCAATTTGGGAAACTGAAAAATAAATGCAATTAGATGTTGACTTACCCCTGTGTTTAGTTACAACAGGGGCATGACAACGAACGCCAACACAATCACAATCGCTCTCAGCTCCCTCACTTCACTTGAGTCAGCAGTAGCCAAGCTCAACCGCAGAGCTACCAAGCTCGGTTTCGAGCAGGTAGTTGCTGAGGCGGGTACACCATTCCTTAAGTACTTCAAGGAAGTTTCCCACAGAGGCTTTGGTGAGATCACTACAAAACACGTAGAGATCACCAAGGAAGCTTACGGCGAACTTAGTAGTGCTCGTACACACTCTTGGACTGTAGAAGCTGTTGAAGTTACATTCAACGATGTTTCACACGGTTTTGAAGGTCACCGCATCGTAGGTCTCACTGAGGACATCGACGGTATCCACACTCTCAACACTTTTGACGAGTCCTTCGACCTCACTGACGAGCGTGGTACTTGTAAGTGTGACCACTGTGGTGTTAACCGCAGCCGTAACAAGGTGTTCTTCGTAGCTAAGACCGATTCTACTGACATCATTCGCCTCGGTTCCACTTGTGTATCAAACTACTTCGTCAATGAAGACGTAGCAGGTAACGCACTCGCTAAATTCAAATTCCTTGAAGAGGTGCTCAACATCACTAACGGTTACGATGAAGATGAGCAGTGGGGTGAAGGTGGTGCTGCTACCACTCACTACGATGTGAAGGGTCTCCTTAAGTGGACAGTGTTCACTACAGCAATCACTGGTTACGTTTCGGTAGCTAAGTCCCGTGAAGATGAGTCTAAGACCTCTACTAAGGATGCGGTTCTCAACAACATCAATGATGAGAAGGTGAAGTTGGAGCTTACTGAAGCACAGGAGAAGCAAGCTGAAGACCTCTACCAGTGGGCTAAGGACTTCACACCTAGTTCTGAAACTTCTGAGTACTTCGACACTGTACAGCAGATCATCGAAGCCGACTACTGCCCTTCTAAGCTCGTAGGATACATCATCGGTGTATACGGGTGGTGGAATGCTGCCAACAACAAGCGCATCGCTAAGGAGGCTAATAACTCCCAGCACGTAGGTGTAATCGGAGAGCGTCAAGAGTTCACAGGTGTAGTCAAGAGTGTTAAGTCTTTCGAAGGTGCATATGGCACTGGGTACATCACAAATGTTACATGTGGGGAAGATACAGTAATCTACTTCAACCTCCTCAAGCCTCGTGGTACATTCGACGCAGCAGTTGAAGGTGATACAGTGAACTTCTTCGCAGCAGTTAAGGAGCACGGTGAGTTCAACGGTGTAGCCCAGACCACTATCTCCCGAGCTTCTAAGGTGAAGATCACCAAAGTTGCATAGGTTTTAAAACCCGTGGTGCCATTTAATGCTCATGCCTAATTAAGGGTATGAGCATTATTATTAAGGATCTAAACACCAAGACCGACCAGAGTAATAACTATCTATATAAGGACATAGACTTGTTTCAGATAGAAGGTACCAAAGGTAAACTGGCGGTAACAGATTTCGATGCTGTAAGAGCTTCAATGAATAATCTATTCCTTATAAAGAGGGGTACTAGAATTCTTGACCCTACATTCGGCTCAAATTTGGATGTATACCTCTTTGAACAACTTAATGAGACCAACGCAGGGTTTTTAGCCGATGACGTTGAGGAGATACTGACACAAGAGCCTAGGATCATGGTTGAGAGTATCGACGTGGTCGTAGATGAGGTTAATAATCAATATGTTGTAGGTGTTAAATTCTATGTACCAGAACTTTCTAAAGAATCACTCGATTTAAGTTTTGTACTCAGTAAAGATGGTGGTGTGGTGATAGGCAGTGATAAGATCAATAATTAAAACTATGGCATCCAAAAACATAAGCATCGTAACGGGTGACAATAATACACCAGTTACTAGTAGAACTACTCGTAGATCTGATATTGATAACGGTAATAAATCTATCCCATTGTATATACATAGTGGTCATGATAATGCCAACCCCTATTATTCATTCCCTCACGGGTCGCCAGAGAATAAAATAAAGGGTGGTATCGACGTTGTTAATAGAGGGGGTTGGACACAGTCACCTATAGAATCGAGAGAACATGTTGTACCTATCATCATAACAGAATACCAACCTAAATACTCATCGGTATTGAACAACTTACTCAAAAATGGTAATATACTTGCACAATTTGCTGATCAAGCAAAGAGTGTAGATGTCGGTGAAACTTTGGGTTCTGTAGGTGGCGCAGCTAGGGGTATAAAGGCTGTTACTGAGACATACTTGGCTAACCCTATAGCCAACTCTTTCCAAGCCAATAAGACGGGGTTCTCTTATAAATTACCATATCTAAAACTAGATGCACAAAGTTATGCAACTATGTTCAATGATGGCGACGAAGGTAAACAGAATGTTCTATCTAAGGCGTTGGATTTTACAAAAAGTCGCTTGGCTAATAACGCTAGTGCCCCATTAAAAGGTGCTGGGGGTCTTTTCGTTTTAGCGGGTTCATTAGGTAATGCTGTAAGTGATATAGCATCATCGGTACTCCCAGCAATAAACCCAGCAAACGCCCGTGATCAATTCTACAAGGGTTCAAGCCCTGTTTCTTACGAGCTTAAACTTGAGCTTATGAACAACATGGATTTCCAACAGATGAAATTCCATAAGGAACTTATCGAATTATGGACCCACCAAATGGGTATGGGAGACCTCCGTACCCCTTACGTTGGCGATAGTCCATGTATTTATTCCATAGAGATACCCCAGATACGCTGGTGTCCAGCAGCAAAGATAGATTTCTCTTACGAGGGTGTGGGCAACTTAACATATATTGACGGGGTACCTTACCCAGAGGGGTATCTATGCACCTTTTCAGTAACTGAGTTCTTTCCCCCTATTCGTTCTGTATATCACCATTACGTAAAATATGGTGAGAAGTTCATGGCTATTACTACCCAAAAAGTGTGTGAGCAAGTTAACAGTGTTATTAAATCTGCTGGTGATCTGGTAAAGGGGTTGTTCTCATAACACACCACTAGGTTATTAAATACTCATTTCAACAGTCATCAACATAACAACATATAGCCACAATTATACATATAACCACCACCACTGCAATCAATATACCAACGATTGGATTAATGCAAAGAGCTAGAATTGTGCCTATTAATATAAACTTGAATAAAAATATGCATAAGATACCTAATAAACTTAAAATTGTTTTCATAACACCACTGTATACTTAATAACCTTTATTGTCAAGAATTACTTTAGTTTCTGGGTGCGGCTTATAATTATAAGCATGGATATAAAGGAAGAATACCTAAAATTTAATGTAGGGTCTGTAAGTGAACTCATTAAACAGAAGCTGGAACCCCAGTTTCCAGACGTTGCATTTCGTGGTAGCTCTGCAAATATCATGGCAGAGACTATATCTTCAGTGTTCTCTATGCTGACATATCAATTGAACAGAACTGCTTCAAACAGTACATTCTCCAAGACCGACTCACTAACATCTCTAATTGAACAAACAAAATTGTTAGGCTACAACCCTGTAGGGTACCAGCCCAGTTCAATGTTTGCGAACATTTTTCCAACAAACGGGTTTGATATCAAATCCTATACCATTCCTAGGTATTCCTATATTAACACCACTCTTGGCAGATTTAGTACTACTGAGGATCTAGAATTTTCATATTCTGGTTCCCCAGACATTGCACTTCTAGAGGATATTGTGTTAAAGGGTGGGCAATGGGTTGAGTACCCATTATTAGTTGGTGATGGTACTACCAATCAACGTATTACAATTACGAATGATATGGGTAAGTTCATAGACCACAACTCTTTAAATGTATACATCAAGGATACTGTTAATAATGGTAAGTGGGAAGAGTGGAACCAAGTTGATAGTTTGTTTTTAAGTAGTGGGTTTGATAGGGATTTCGAATCCCGACTCAACACTAAAGGCACATACGACCTAACATTTGGTGATGGTGTGAATGGCTGCTTCATACCAGAAGGAGCATCGGTTGCTATCTATTATATGTCCATCATCACACCAGATGTTACTGAAATAATTACACCTAACACAATATCTGAAGATTTGGTTAGATTCTCAACAGACCGAATCAATGAAATTCTCATTGATATCGTTGACGTTGGTAAGACGTTCGTACTAGGTGTCACATCAGGGTCATTCTATGTTGAGAACACATCAACATCCACAGGGTATTCAAACCCTGAAGATTTAACAGATATTCGTAGAAATGCACCAGTAGCGTTCCAGACCCAGAATAGATTGGTCACTGCTGAAGACTATCGTTCATTCGTTAGTAATAACTTCTCGGACTTCATATCTGATGTAGTAGTCCTTTCAAACACCGAGTTTGTGGATGGATACATGCAATACTATTATGAGCAAGGGTTGGAAAATCCATTACTTGAGTCTAGGGCACTGTACAACCAAATAGAGTATGCAGATGCATGTAACTTTAATAATGTATACGTATTCTTGATACCTAAGTCTGGTAACTATGTCAGTGATATACAGAAGAAGTTGATTATTGACTCCGTAGATAAAACAAAAACACTAACCACAAGTGTTGTACCTTCAGACCCTATCTATATAAATTTCGGTATAGCAACACCAACGACTGGTATAACAGAGGAAGACTTAAATACTAGCACACTTCAAATCACTAAATCCTCAAACTCTAATAGGAGTGATGATGATATAAGAACAACCGTGTATAACACCATTGTAAACTACTTCGATGAGAGATCCTCATTATTCACCAACACTGTTGATGCGTATGAGCTAAACGCGCTACTATTAAACATAGGAGGGGTGCAGGCAGTCCATACTGTGAATAGTACAATCTCCAATGTGGGGTTACAGCTATACCAGTTCAACCCACAGTTCCCTTCTAAGGTGTACACAACCCCGCCAAATATACTCTTCTCGGAAATATTCGTCCCACGTCTATACGACAACAACCTATTGAATAAAATCATAATTACACAATCCAATGTCAACAACTAATATAACACTCGACGGTAGTAACTATGTGCAATTACCATCCGACGATGCATTATATAATGATAGTGGTGTTTATGTGAATATAAACATGTCACTTGAAAACTGGAACTATGAAGGCTCGTCACAAATTGTGGGTAACTACAATGGTCAAGGTTATGGTCTGTTTTATAACAAAGGGTTTGAGGACAATCCCGAGTTCAATATAATGGATAGTGGTAATAAGCACTTATTCAACTTTAACCATACAGGGGGTCTAATAGACCAAAAGCCTGTACAAAACACAGATGCGGTATTCACAGCATATATGGTGGATCACCGTGATTATAGATATTACTTTGATCAATTCAATTTGATATGTTATAAGTTTGATATTGATAATATATTAAAATATACTTTCCCTATTGAACCAAACGCAGTTATTAGTGTTGTAGTACCCGATAAGGAGGGTGATGTTTATTTCATGGATACCTTTGCGGGTATGATACACAAGTACAAAGGTAGTGATGGCACTCTTATAGAGTCGGTTGCTCCCGAACACCCCGAACACAATAACATGATTGTGCTCATAGATGGCACAATAAAAACATTTTTCTCTACTGCTGGTACACCAATGTTGGTAGACACAGAGGAGAACACTTATAATATATGGGGTGCCAACATATATAAAAACGGCTCACCATGGTTTTTCACAAACTCATCAACCAATACCATTGGTATTGATATGGACGATAATATATGGGTGGTATATAATAACAACAGGGTTCTTAAAATTAACACATTTGGTGTTATAGAATTTGATAGAGTATTCCATAACATAAAACCTTGTACGGTTAGCGACTGTGCAACGATTCCCAAAACCACTGATAAGGTTTGTTTGGGCTTTACTAAGTTCGATGGTGAGGTCAGGACATGGATCGTGTTGAATGAGTCTAACTATATATTACAACTAAGTACCCGTGGGGGTCTATTAGGTTGTGAACTAGTTTCAAGCCTTCTGGATGATAACCTTTATACAGATGTTGATTTTAGTTCCATGAATCTAATGACGAATGGTGATTTTACAGGCTTCAACTCTAAGAAGAGATTTAACGCAGATATTATAAATAACTCCAACATAACTGCTAAAATAGCATTGGTAGACCCTTGTGATTCCTCTGTAGATATCATAGTTTTAACCACCGATGTGACAAGTCTTGATAGTGGCGAACACAATATTGTGTTTGGTTACAATCCAGTGGGTGGTGTTGGGGAGTTACTTATAGATGGTGTTGTTAAGGCATCATTTGTACAAACTGGTCTGATTTATTATAAGAGTGGTAATAAAACGCCTTATTTAATAGGTGCCGATAGTGGTAACTATAGATCAAAACGCGAAGAACAAGGTATGGGTAGTGGTGGTTATTTAAAAGCTGTTATAACAGATCTATTAATATCAACCAAGCCACAGACTGAGAGATTAAACAAAGTAGTTCTTAATAATATGAGTATAGAACTACCTACAACATATCCCATATCCTATAAGGAGCGTGTTGATAAGTTCTTCCTTATGAGACCAGCAGGATTTAAGTCCACTAGATATAACATAGATCTAAACAATACTGGTATTACTGATACGGGTGTTAGGTCACTCGTAGAGTCTGATGTGTCTAAAGTTGTGAAGACTAAGTCACCCATACACAACACACTCGATTCCATCAATTGGCGTGAGGATACCCGATTAAGGTGGCGATCACGTAAACTTTGTAACTCCTTGTCGTGGGTGGATTCAGAAGTATGGGTGGATTCAGAAGTATGGTGTGAAAGTGGTATTAACCCTTCATGGATAGATTGTGAGCCATGGGTTGACGCAGAGGTGTGGTCAGAAACTGAATTACCCTAACATTTATACATAATTAGATATATGAGTTTTAAAGCATTCTATAACGAATATGTGAAAGAATCAAATATGCCAACTGTTATGACCCGATTTATAATAGAGGCGTTTGATGCGGCTAAGGCAGATGCTAAAGGTATCCAATATAGGGAGACCGAGGTTGCTGGTGTTAAAGTTGTTATCACTGGTAAACGTGGTATAGAATTCGGTCATGATAGCACAGTTATCATCAACCAATCGGATCTTATTGATGCATCCTCATCATTCTGTCAGTATAACCCACAGATCAACCAGTTCGCCAAGGAGAGTCCAGAGAATTTATTCTATGTATTGGGCTTAGTTGTCGGAACGATTGGCTCTAGCTGGGTTCAGTTCCGTAATCTATACCCAGTGTATGCAGCTTACGTTAAACAAACTGATGGCAGGGACTTTCCCGTTGAGTACATCATTGGTCTTGATGGTAAGAAGGTTAAGGTTGCTCGATGGTTCATGAAGGGTGCCCCTAAATACATGAAGAGAATTTGGGCACAACGCGAATTCCTTTATAAGAAAATCTATGAAGACGATTTAATTTCTGATGAGTATGAACTATATAAGTTCATCATCAAACACGTTGACGGAATGGCAACAGTTAAAGCAGCATTTGCAGTACAGTTACTAACAGGTAAGTTGGGTTGTATTGATAATATAAACTCGGACATATATGGTGCCCCTGTAACTATCACCAACGCCACTGGTCAACAAATTGATGCACCTGCATTTAAAACTGTGAAGGGTGATGATGGTAAGCGTGTCAAAACTGATAACCTATCACCTAAAGGTAAGCGTGTCATCAACGACTACATCGATTTTGTAAAGGCTATCGGTAAAGCAGCTAACAGCCCTTACTCCCAGAGACTATGGGATGACTGGACACAGTTAGCAGCAGCCAAGTCCGTATTCTCAGATAGCCACAAACAGATACAATTTAACCTTGTGGATGGTCGCACAGCTATCATGCCTACATACACCAACGATAAGAACTCAGCAGAGTATACCGAGTTCCTTAACAACGCTCGTAAGAGTGGTGTAGATCCATTTGGTGGTGTAGAGATAGGTAAGGATCACTTCACGGTACCTAAGATGGCTGGGGAAATCGACGATGCTAGTGATAGAGTTTCTTAAAACAGAAGTCGTCATAGACTTCTAATATAAATTCACAATGACAACGCCTAGGTTTGCAGAAGCAGCCTAGGCGTTTTTCTTTCTTGAAATCGTACAATGTGTTAATTGCTTTCATTATAACAGGATCATCAATCATATATCTTTTCCATATGTATTCGCCATACATGTCTATAGACACATCCCTAGTGTATTCCTTAAGGTCAAATGGGTTGCCCAACACGGTTAGATCTACACCATGTTGTGAGGGTATAAAAGAAGAAGCCCTACCACAGTAATGTGTACAGGACTCCTTCTTGATATTTACGATGGAAATCATTTATTTGAAATCATTAAAACACCCATGGTCTTCCATTTCTTTGACCATCTCAGCATCCTCTTTAACATCTTTACCATCATCAACCCCAACAATAAAATTATCAAAATTTAAAGGTGGTTCGGTAGAAGTCTCCTTACGAAACTTATTGATAAGGTTAGTTGTCCAACGTCTGGCTGACCACTTACTATCCTTACGGAGTTCAGCATTCTCAGAACGTAGTTTACGAAGTTTAAGTCTATGATCCATAACCTCGTGGTTACGTTGTGTAACACTATCAGACCACATCTCTAGTACACCAGAAATCATAGTGTTATTAACACTATCACGATCTAGTTCTACACCATTTTGTAGGTCCTTAGAAACATTACTAGTGAGAAATTTGAAAGGTTCTGAATAATCAGTACCCGCCCTACCCAACACTTTAATAGATCCAGCATACTCCTTGACGATAGATTCTGAACAGGATTTCAACATCTCGCCAGAATCATACGCCAACCCAGATTGTTTCTTGGCATAATCAAAATTACCAGTAACGGCACCACTCATATCCTGTAGTGGTGTAGTCGATAACAATCCAAGATCTTTAGATAATTGTTTAAATTCCTTAGTATTGGAATTAATAGAATCCTGTAGTGGTGTATGTAGCTCTTTGAAAGCCTTAACCTTTTCTTCGATACTCATGATAGTAGTGTCTTTACAGATTTAGCCACCATGCCACCGTCAGCCTTTCCATCAAGTTCTTTCTTACAAGCACCCATAACCTTACCCATATCTCTCATAGAGGTAGCGCCAAGCTTCTCAATGATAGAAACGACCACTGCATTCACAGAAGCCTCGTCAAGCTGCTCTGGGAGGTATTTCGAGAGGATATCGAACTCTACTCGTTCCTTATCAACAAGATCCCATCTCTTACCCTCAGTGAAGGCTTTAATAGAGTCATCACGTTGTTTAGCTTGCTTCTTAACGATATCAAGAACCTTGAGGTTATCGACCACGTTGCCGCCCTTTTCGAACCTAGTGATAGCTGCCTTGACATCCCGTAGTGTTGTTAGTACGACTTTGTCCTTACTCTTCATAGCGTCTTTAAGATCGCTGTTTATTTGTTCCAGTGTGTTCATTAGATTTTTCCTTCCGAAATCATTTTAATTTGTTCAGCCTCTGTCATTTTACCGAAATCAATGTGTCGCTGGGCTGACTTGGACGGCACATATACATAATCTGGTTTTGGTTCGAGATCAAACAAAATTGCTTGCTCCTTCAAAAACTCCAGAGACATTACTGTGGTGTAGTTACCGTCAAGTGATAGTTTATTGATCTTGGCGAAATTGGAGTTAATAGCGTCAAGAATAAGACTTGATTCATCGTTCATGGTATCGCCTTCGAAGACGAACCCTAACTTTGCTAGTTCCTCCATTCTCACGAAGTAGTCACCGAGTTTGGATTCTATCCAAATCTTTCTAAAATTGTTTACATTCATGTTAAATTGCTGGTCTTGGGTAATCGAGCTTACCAGAGTGTTCGTACCCGTCAAGCTTATACCGCAACAATAGCGGGAATAGAGGACTGTGGTTCATAATTAGTTAGAATAGTATCACCATGACACCAATCTAATACAGAATTAAATTCTGGAGTGGATACTATGGGCAAGTTGGACGGGGTTCTAGTCAATTGTTCGTTAATAGCATCAATATGATTTTCGTAAACATGGGCATCAATTAATGTACCCGTTAGTTCACCACATTCAAACCCTGTTTCTTTGGCTAGTAAATGTAGTAACACGGCATATGATGCAAGATTAAATGGTACGCCAAGGAATATATCAGCACTTCGTTGTATCCAAGCCAGATTCAGCTTACCATCGGTTACCGTTATTATGAACATTAGATGGCAGGGTGGTAGTGCCATGTTTTTCAACTCTTTAGGATTCCAAGCCGAGCACACCATGCGTCTATCATTGGGATTGGTCTTTAATGTGTGTATAATATCAGACAATTGGTCTATGCTTTCGACACTAGGTTTGGTGACTTCAACCTTTGTTATATGCCACCCACTGGGTTTCCACACACTTTTCCCGTTTATATATCTTGATGCGTCACCACAATCAACAGAATATTTTTCACAGAAGCTATTTAAGCTTTTACCATGGTATTTCTTACCCGACTCATGGACTGCGACAAACTCGATACTTTTAGTGGTATTTTCCGACTGGGTAGCCCTGTTAGCCCAAATACATGATTCTTTAGAGTAGTAATACATTCCCTTTACATCTTTGTCTAAAGTGTATTCATCCCATTCACCCACCTTCAGATCCCAATTATCCAACAATACTACGTCTTCTAAAAAATATTCATAAACCAACCAATCATTAGATACATAAACCCCTCGACCCCCGTAGTTTTCATAATCTTTAGATTTAGTGTCATAGCACCTATTTATCATACGTTCCCATGTTGCAAATAGTTGTTTTGCTAAAGCTGGGTATTTAACCCTAGCCATACCTAAACATCCAACACCATCAAAAAAAGGGTGATAAGGGTTTTTAACCATCCCCCTATTTATATTACTCATACTATTACCACTCTTAATATACCCATTATGTATAAACTGTATGGTTACATCTTTGGTAGATTTTTTATCCAATATAATAAAATCACCATACCTATTACTATTGTACACTTTACCATCTATTGATGGTTTCATTACCCAGAATGGTATATTACCGAATGGTGGGTTATAAGTCTTTTTACCGTCAAATGAACGCCATTGATGACCGTAAAATGATCCACAGTCACTGGAATTTAATTGGTATAATTTTCTAGACTCGTCACCATGTAATAAAGACCTCCCATCAACATATGAAAACTCGTTCCATATTTTACAACCATTATCATTATACCAATTTTTGTCGGTAATGCCTTTGATAAACCCTTCCAGTTCCACTTTTAGGGTTTTCCATGCAATTTTCTTAGTTGTTAGTATGGGGAATCCTTCAGACATATCATGTCTTAATGTTCTGTGGAATAAAGTTCTAGTGCCTGTCCCTGTTCTATCACCTTTATGACACCCGCTATCTCTAGCTTCCTTTAAAAGGTTTAGATATTGTTCTTCAATTGTTTCCATTATCTCGTTTGAGTATTTCTATACATCTGGCCTTGTGTTCCTGTCTAAGACCTGTGTCGAAGTTTGTATTCACAAAGTTGTCAGCTTGCCACAACATCATATCACCATCATCATCGATGATCAAGTAGTTTTTGAAGTCCCAACCATTTTCTATATTGTTAACTAACCATGTTCGAATTTCCCAACCTCGTGGGGAATTATTAAATGACGGGGTCTCACCCTTAAAGGTTATATCAAGACCAGCCTCTGAAAGTATTCTCTGTACCTTATCAAGACCCATATAACGCCACGCACTACTGAGTACCACCTCGGCACCAGTCTCTTCCAATATCTCTTTGAGTATACTGATGGATTCTGGATCGAAATGCCTACCTTTAGGGTGCCCTTGACTACTTTTAAGCATAAAATACTGGCGATTATTTAGTACACCATCGATGTCTAGGAATATGATAGGTTTCATAATTCTTTCTTAATACGGTCACAGATCCACTTGTAGGGCACGTCAACGAACTTGGCCACCTTCTTACGGTTCCAAGTATACTGTACCCATGTCTTGGTGTCATCAAAGTATTCATACCAATGCTTAGACCACCGCCCAAAGAACACACAAGTCCAAGTATTGGGGCGAGCATCTAAAATGCGGTGTGTATAGTTTCTGGGAAGGTATCTAGGTCTGAACAGTTTTCTGACTTGCTGCTTCTTAATACCCTCATCGGTGATGACCTCTTGAATATAAGATCCACGGAGAGTGAACGCCACGGAGTTAAACGCATGAGTATGGAATCGATTCTGGTCGATAGTCTTCCAGTTATAAATCCAGATACCACCCAGTTGCTTACACTCAAAAATGGTGTACTGCTCGATGTGACCTTTACCTAGTTCGATGCGCTTCTTTTGAGCGATGATGACATTACCAATTCTCATATTTATGAACCATAAAATCGTTGTTCTCTAATGTAGTGGATTTACTATTATATAACCCACCTACCCAGTTCATATCCATAGTGGTGTCACACTCGTACCCCTCATGTAAACGTGTCACCCATAGTGTATCACACAGTGGTAGTAGCTCCTCATATATCTCAGCACCGCCGATAATAACAACGGGTGAATCATGGAAACATTGTAGTGATAGGAAATGTTCAAGTGTCATAGACTCTACGATACCATCCCACTTCTCTGGTGTCCTGCTGAGTACGATGTTGCGCCTTTTAGGTAATTGTTTACGTCCTAGAGATTCAAACGTCTTAGAACCCATCACAACAGCCTTACCTCGTGTCACATTGACGAAGTGCTGCATGTCCTCCTTATTGAAAGGCCATGGTAATGAATTCTCAAATCCAATACCACCGTTTTTATCACATGCGAAAATAGCTTCCATAATTATTTAGGTGATGTGAATTTTTCTAGGGGATTCTTGAAACTTATCTTCAAGTTCCTGTCGTAATGAATCTGGAAACTCTACAGCGACGATCTCTTCACCAGCGTAACGGAAATCCTCCTTCACCGAGTGGTAGACTTCGGCAACCTCTTTACAAGTACCTACAATATATTCATAGGTACCAACCTTAAACTGGTTACATTGTGCAACCCCTTTACATATAATCTTTTTAATCATGGTGAACCCATTATAGGGAACACCACGGTTTAGTCAATATTAATATACTGAATTTGCCTGTACCCTCTTCCAGAACGTTTCGGGGCTTTTGATATAAGCATCCGAATCAAATGATACGAGTTCGAGTTTATGAAGTGAGTTTGGTACACTCTTCAGAGAGAGGTGGTAGATATTTCTACGAGGTTTACTCTTGTAGATCTGACCAATTGTCTTAGTGGCAGCATGTACTAGTGCATATTTGTATTCCCTAGTAGTGGTTCTCTTGGTTTTAGGTTTAGCAACCACTGGCTGAACATCGATCTTGGAGAGGATATCAGTAGGGATTGTATCGATCTTAAAGACTTCCTCAATACGTCTTCTAGTACCAGCAGAGTGGTCTAGAGTCTCGCCATATTGATGGGCAAGAGCGTGGTTGCAAGTGGTGATAATGAACTTACCACGGTAGCGGAACGATTTAACAGTCTTAGCAGAAACGTGAACCTGATCGAATGTAACACCAACGTGGTGTAGCGCAGCCTTGATCTGGTGAGTCTGTGTACCACAATTGGCTTTACGCCCCACTTGCTTAAGTAGACTCCAGCTCTGCTCGAACGTGAGGTCTAGGGTTACTGCAAGTGCAATAACTGCACAACATCCACTCTCGCCTAGTTCTGTGCCGCGCTCTCTGATGTTGTGGTATCTCTGAATTGCTGTCATGGGTGAACAATACAAAATACCACAGTGGTGTCAACACCTATCGTTAAAAAAGTCTAAAAAAAAAGAGTGCCGAAGCACTCCTTGGTTAAAAGGTGTTAAAATTTCTCATCCATGTCGATTGTACCACTACTCCAGTCAGTACCGTTACCACCCATCCAACCAGTGCCCGTCTCATTCTTTAGGAACTTCTGTTCGAACTCCTCTTTAGTAATGACACCAGTATGTCTGAACCCATCTGAGGATGCAAATGCTGGCACAGCTCTAATACCTAACTCCACAGCACGTTTCATACCAGCCTCATTGTCGATACTCACTTCAATAAAGTTGATATTATCACCAAACTTTGCTTTAAGTTCTGTCCATACAGGTGCTACTAGCTTACATGGTGGGCACCCTTCTTTAGAAAATTTATAAATTGCTTTCATCATACATACTTATAGACCAACTTGGTTTTCTACAAGCCCTAATAATAATTTAAGACTAAACACACCATGTTTAGATAATACTTTAACTATACCCATAACATCCTCGTTAAAAAACTGTGGGTGTGTCAACATTCTGATAACCTTTTTAGTTTTTACACTATCTAATTGACCCACGAAGTCTTCAACAGTCACACCATAAGGTTTTAGTTTAATAAATAGGTGATATATACCGTTTTCGTGATTATCATTATCAAATAAAGAATTATCACCCTCTGGAATACCATTAGATTTTAAAAATTTATTCCAATCCTCGTAAGCTTCTTCACCCAATGCATTCCATACATATGTCTCTAAAATACTCATAGGATCACTAGGCTCTCCATCATCCTCCGCATTATGTTTAGCCATGCTATAAAGATTGGCTCCTGTCATATCCTCCCAGTTATCAAAAAACTTGGAGAATTTTTTAGTAGTCCAATCAATAAGTGTGATAACCTCCTGTTCAGACAACCCACCAGAACTGGTAGGTTGGGTAGGTTGGCTAGGCTTATTACCCAAGTTTATCTCATTAATTAGTTTATCAAATTTATTCAACATATTATTAATTATGTGATTAAGTGGTCGTCTGTATTAGATTCTTTCCACTCAAGGTATAGTGCCTTAGCACCAGCATTGAACCATTTGAGACACCACTTCTCTTCCCTGTTCTGCTCAGTGAAGTACTCACGAGCCAGACCATGGTCAATCATGTACTGATTAACGTGCATTGTTCTGTCGTCTATCTCTACCCATACCTCACCAACCAAACGGTTGAATGATGTGGTGCTTAAGCTTTTGATATAGATAGTCTTACCTATAAGGATAGATTTAAGCCATTCCTGTATTTCGATGGCAATAGCCTTCTCGGAAGCGAACACCCTTTTGGTGTTATTACTTTGCTTCTCTGGTGTGTCTATGCGTGATAATCGAAATTTCTGTTGGCTGAGAATAACATCAAATCCCAGATCTATATCCACGGTTATAGAGTCACCGTCATATACGTCTGTTACGGTAGCTCTCCTTATGAATTCATCTGTCATATAAGTAATTATACTATATGTTATAAGGAAAGTAAGCCCACACCACCTATATGCGATATTTATGACAACAAACTAATAGGTGGTGTGGCTTTGAAGCTCGTAAGCATGGAGGGATTTGATACCCACATTAGGACTCCAGTAACGGTTCCGTCTTCTTTAGATGACATGCTACTTTTCAGTATCTCGTTAATTAGACGGTCAACTTAGTTATTAATAAAACTGCTGGACTGCTTGGTCACTGGGCATAGCCCTCACTCACAGTCACTCCACTGGCGACTAACCAATGTTATAGTCCACACCACAGGGGGTCAACCCTCGCGTGAATTACACACTACCAGAGTCCGACGAACTGGTAACCGATGATAGAAGCGTCGATGTCCTCTACGGTGAATAACGTGGTAAGTTAAAATGGTTGGAGTCGTTGGATTTGCACCAACACAAGGTAATTAACCGAACGGCTCATGAGACCGATTGTACTATTACTCCATTAGAAATGGTGCCGAGGGGCTGGAGTCTCACCAGCCGCCGCAGGGTTTAGTCACCCCCGCTCTAATTCTGAGCTACCTCGGCATAAAGGTTGGCGTGGTAGGATTTGAACCTACATTGTCTCCTCAAAACGGAGAGCGTAATAACCAGTTATACTACACGCCAATAAAATTTATGTTTATTGTCAGTCGATCTCTTGAGATCCCCTTACTACCAAGGACGTTTGAAGATTGTGCGGTTAGCTCTTCGGGGCTATGTTATAAATTATACAGATTGTGTAGGGTTTGTCAACCCCTCAATGAGATTTATTTAACTAGGTCGTCTATCTTCAACTTCTGTTGCTCCGATCAAACCACTACATAGTCTAGGGATGACGTAACCATCTAGTGTGTAACCACCTTGGTCGGTACCTTCGATGACTGTAATACCGTCTTCAGTACGGGCAGTATAGTTACTTGGTAGGTAAGGTAGTACTCGTTCAAGGGTTGCTGTGGTGTGTGCGGTTCGTTGCATGAGAAGAATATACAAAATGAACACCAAATAGTCAATAACTATTTGGTGTTCATTTTGAATTAATACACAGTGGTGTGATTAGTCAATAGTCACACTACCATCTTCATTAACAGTATGTGCCTGTACTTTAGCAACTAATCCCATGATCACACCAAGTTCATTGTCGCGCTTACCTGTAAGTTCACCTGCTAGGAAAGCAACTGTGTTTGTGTTAAGTTCAAAAAGCTCCTGTGCATCTG